AGGTTGCCGTACTTCACGAGCGTGCGAATTGCCGTCCACAGTTCGTCCTCGATGTGGAGGCGCCGATCCAGCAGGTCGTTGATGATGTCCCGGATGACCTTGTCTTTGGACGTGCCCCAGATCGTCGACTCGTGCACGGTGTCGGCCACCGTGGCGTCGTCGGCGTAGATGTCCAGCGCCGCGGACACCTCCGGGTAGTCGTCCATGTTCTCGTAGTCGGCGAACCGCAGCATGAGGTCGGTGTCGACCGACAGCATGGTCGCCAGCTGCATGTAGGCGCCGGACATGCCGGAATCGGGCGTCGTCGGGATCTGGCGGGGCATCGTCGCCTCGCCGGACGCGCCCCGGGAGAGCGCCGCCACCTGCCCAGCTGCCTGCCGACGGAAGAGCTTCTGAACCGTATCCCTCCAGCTCATTAGTCGTCATCTCCCATCAGGATCGGCGGCAACAGATCGCTGTTCTGCATGCTGCGCTGTGCGGCTCGAACTTCCTCAAAGTCCACGTCCTCCGCAGGAATCAGTGGACTGACCCATTGGTGCTCGTGGCCCACCTTGACCTTCGGTGTATCAGCATCCGCCGCCCAGGGCAAGCGGGCTGCCCGTTGCCTCAATCCCCACACCACCCCGGCCAACGCGTCCGACACGTCCTTCGTGTTGTGCTTCGGGTGGTCGATCTTGCCCTTGACCCTGTCGTACTCCAGGGCCCGCAGCTCGCTCAGCAGCACGGGATAGTCGTACAGGTCCAGGCGCCGCTCGTAGATCGCCGACTTCAGCTCCTCGTACGGCTGAACCGTCGTGTCCATGGAGATCAGCTCCGTGTGGATGCCGTGCCGCCGAACCTGTTGGTGCATCTCCACGTACTGGTACGTGTCCGTGCTGAACCCCGCGATCGGGTAGCCGTGTGCTTGCAGCTCGTACACCAGGCGCCGCACGTCCGGCATGTAGATCTGTTCGCCTGCCGGGGGCCGGATGCACAGCATGACCTCGACGACATAGTATGGTGCTGTGTCCGTGTAGCGGTTCCCGTCCCCGTCGCGCCGCACGACCTCCACCCAGCGGTCGATGTACCCCATGCAGAACCCGGTGGAGTCGCCCGAGGTGGACGTGTCGATGTGAATCCACCGCGGCATCTGTGGGTTCTCGCGCGGGACCCACGCGTCCTCGATGAAGCCGCCGGGCAGGCGCCGCTCGATCTTCCGGCACATCTTGTCCCACTGGAACGACCCCGGGCCGCCCGCCACCCAGTGCTCGGTGCTGAAGGGGTGCGGCCGCGAGTGCACCACGCACTCGTCGATCGCGTCGACGCGCTGGAAGAACGCCGAGATGGCCTGCGTGCTCACGCCCGCGATGTCGCGCAGGGAGTCCTCCAGGTTGCCCTCGAAGTCGTCCCGGAACTCCACGGGCACCTCGACCATCCACGCATCGTGCTCGTCGAGGTACTCATTGGTGATCTCCTCGGCCTCCTCGGCATCCAGGATGCGGGACCGCAGGCTGCTCTTGGAGCACAGCACGTAGAACACCTCGCCGCAGAAGTGACCCTCGGGCATCGTCGACCACTGCGTGTGCTCAACCACGAACGTGTCCGGGTCGTCCTTGTCCTCCCGCATCTTGCGCTCGGTGAAGGAGTCCAGGGTCGCCGCCGACGAGGACAGGATCACCATGCCCGGGAAGTCGCCGCCCACCCCGAGGAAGCGCGACCTGATCCGGCGCACCAGGGCCCGGTACACCTTCTCCACGATGTCGAAGTGCGCCGCGGTCATCCGCTTCCCGAACGTCTGCTGGATCTGCTGGGCGTTGCGCTTGGGCGGGAAGTTCGTCTCGTCGCAGATCGCCGAGAAGATGGCCGTGCCCAGCGCGCGCTCCGCTCCGTACGAGCTGATCGTCATGCGGATGTTGTTGGGAAACAGGGTGTAGTCGGTAGAGATCTTCGGTGGGAACTTGCTCATGAAGTACGGCGACGCCTTGATCTTGTCGTCCACCGCGGTCTTGAGCACCTCCCTGCACAGCACCAATGACCTGGACATGAGCATGAGGACCATCTCGGTCCCGGGCCCCAACCCGAACGTGCTCTGCGGATCGCGCAGGCACGACAGCTCGTAGACGATCCGGCACATGGAAGTTGCGGAGAAGAAGGTGTTGTGGAGCACGACCCCGTTGCCGACGAAGTTGTGCGTCTCCGGAACGGTCAGGTCGAACACGTCCTGGTCGCCCGCATCCTCGATGCCCCGGATGCGCTCCCACAGCAGATCCGAGGTCGCCAACCACGCATAGTGCCCAGAGTACCCGGTCGCCGCGCACATCCGCTCGAATGCCGCACGGCTGATCCGCTGCCCTCGCGGGCAATGCATCGACCGCACGGGGCGCTTCCCATCTACCAACAGCTCGGACCGGATCGTGCGCAGTTCCTCGAACCCAACCGGCACAACGTCCGAGTTGGGGTTCGACTTGATCGCGGCACACACGCGGCGCAGATCCGCGCAGGCCTGCTCCTTGCCCGGGATCGGACCGACTGCATCCAGGAAGGCCAGGATCTCGGGCGCCCCCGTCACGGTCAAGCACCATGCGGGGAACGACCGGCGCTCCCCAGTCGGCAACCGGTAGGACTTCTTCTTGGGATACTTTCGAGCGTGCACCCCCAGCCGCAGCAGCAGGAACCGCAGGTCGTCGATCAGCCCCTCCGAGGCCAGGGTCACCTCAGCCTTCTGTGGCTTGCCCACGGACAGCGATCCGTCGCAGGCCCAGAACCTGTTGAGAAACAGGGCCACCTGGTTAAGTGGCAGTCCATACCACTCCGCCGGGAGTCGCTTGTGGATGGCCTTCTTCTCGCACCCGTACTGCGTGACGAGCCAGCGCACCGCGCTCGCCCGCAACGTCGTGGCGGCGCTCCCGCGATCGTCCTTGACGCGCTTCGTCCCCGGCTTGATCCAGCGGTGCCCCTTGTCGTACCGACTCGAATCCCCCAGCCGCATCACCAGATCCGCGAACTCCGACAGCAGGACGGGCGTCTGGTTCGTGAACGTCGTCGGCCCCGTGCACCCGCCGTCCGCCATCAGAAGCGCCACGAACCGCACCACGTCATCGGACACGTCCGGCCCCTGCGCGGGCTCCGGCACACGCCGCGGAGTCGCCACCAGATCGTCCATAGTCAGACGCCCGGCTTCCACCCAGCCTCGGTCCGTGTAGACCGGGTGGTCCGTGCTCAGGATGACCGCCTGCCCGCCGAACAGCACCAATCGCACGCACCGCTTCCGCCCGGATGGGAAGGCCCGCGCGCCCCGCGCCTCCATTGAACCCCCATCCCCCATGGACGCCACCGTGAACCGAGGCAGGCCCACCGCCTCTCCAACCGTGATCCGGCGCCCGCTGGACGGAAGGTAGATCTCCGTGCTGGGGTGCACGCACTTGCCCCAGCCGATCGATCCCGCCAGCACCACCTCGCGGTGCGGCGCCTCGAACAGCGCGATCAGGCTCTCCCTCACCCCCGGCCGCAGCGTCACCATGGAGTCCCCGAGGTAGTAGGGGTCGTCCAGGAACTGCTCCATGCTCACGGGCTTTGTGTGGTACAGCCCGTTCTCCAACTCCTCGCTCAGCCGCTGTGCCTTGATCGGGTCCGTCTCCCCCAGGAGCGACTCGAACAGCTTGCGCGACTCCGCGGGCAGCAGAGCCAGTGCGTCCACCACCGCGCGCTGGTCCTCCTCGGCCGTGCGCTCGCTGCGCCGCCGCCCGTCCGGACCCGTGCGGATCACCGGCCACCCCCATTGGTGCAGGCGAACACGTGTTCGCTTCTGGCGTCCCCGGCGCCGCCGAACATTATCCTCGCGCGCGCGTAAACGGCGATTTTCTCAGATCCTGTACTTTGTGCGGTTCTCATGGCACCGCACCTTCTTCGGATTCGTCCCCGTCCCCTGGATCGTTGGGGATGTCGATGACGTCCTGGCGCCCGGACAGGCGCATCACGCGCTTCAGCAGCCCGAGCACCTGAGCACGCTGCACCGGGTCCGCGAACGCCCGGGCCGCGCCCTCGCCGTACCGCGTCCGGATCTCCTCCAGGCGCTCCGCGCTCACCGTCAGCGTCCCCAGGTCGCGCGAGCCCGTCAGCCCCAGGTCCATCTTGATCGCGTGCATCTGCGCCACGAGATCGATCAGCACCTTCATCTGTTTGTCCACACCCGCGTCGATGTCCCCGGTCCGCCGCTCCCGGCCGTGCGCGAGATCGAGCCGGTACAGCGCGACTTCGTAGGTCCGCTCCAGGCGCCGCAGGTCCTCCATGCGGTCCCCGAACTCCTTGGCGGCCTTGATGACCAGGTGGGGCAGCCGCGGCGAGATCAGGTCAGCCTCCGACACCTCCTCGCTCACGTACCGCAGGAGCATCCGCGACAGAGACTTGCGGTCCACGTCCAGGTACTCCCCCTCCTCCTCCTGGATGTAGCGCGCCACGTCCGGACACGGGTATCCCGCCACCAGCCGCTCCACTACCTCCGTGTGACACCGCAGCCCCTTGATCCTAGCGAACGGCACGATCTTGCTCATCACAGCACCCCGTCCTCGATGCTCCGAAGCAGGCGCGCCACAAGCCGCAAGGCAAAGGCCCGCTCCCCGTAGTGCGGCGCCAGCATCGCGCTCGCCGGGAGCTTCTTCATCTGCTCCATGATCCCCTCGGTGCAGCGCGCCTCCTCCTCAGCCCACTCCGCAAACCGCGCCCTCTCAGCCGCCGTCAACATCCCAGCACCAATACCAGCCCACACGCTCCACCCCGTTTGTCAATCGAAAAATCCCCACGCCGTCCACGCCGCTTGGTGCAGGGGAAGTGACGGGGATCGCATCGGAAGCGCCCCCTGGGGATCTGCATAGGGGCTATGGTAGAGATCGTGATCTTGGAAGTCTGTCCTAGGCGGGACTGCAACGTGTTGTGGATCATCGCGCGTTTTCCTTTGCGCGCGCTGGTTTAGGTCCTCTCGCGCGCCCCTTTAGGCTAGGCGCGATCGGGTGTGTTTGTCAATGGGGTATTTACGAGGGATGGATCACACGTCCGGCGACGTCGATCTGCCCCTCGGCCAGTAGGGCGTCCAGGTGCTCGCGCGACTCCGCGACGAGGTGCGGGTCCAGGTGGTACATCACCTCTCCCGGCAGCAACGAGGCGCTCCGGTCCTCCGGCGCCCACGCCTCCCGGACTGGACCCCTCACAACCAGACCACACCCTCCGCGCTGCCAGATCGCCCGCAGCGACTGCATCACGAAACGCCCCGTGGCGTATCCCTGGTCTATCACGTTGTCCATCGTCCGCTGAGGCCCCTCGTCGCAGCGCCACCCGCACCGCGGGCATGTCCATCCGAGCTGATCCTCTATCATCGGTCCCCCTCACCGCCCCGCGTCGCCTCGAAGTCCGTGCGGATGCTGCACCGCTCCATGTTGTGCTGCACCTGCTCCGCGCGGAACTCCCGCCCCGCGAACATGACCACCGCTCCAGGCCGGGCCTCCGGCTCGAACCCCTCGCCCCGCACCCGCAGCGTCTCCCTGATCGGCCCGTGCATGTCGTCCCACCGCGCATCCGCGTGCGCCCGGATCGCCCGCAGCTCGCCGACTCCGACGATGAGCAGCGCAACAAGCCAGTAGGGCCAGCGCTCCGCGTCGCCGCCTCCGTGCCACAATCCCAGCCCCACCATCGCCAGAGCGAGCACGCAACTCGACACGCGGTCGCTATACCCCGGCCTGCGCGTCGTCGACTTCCACCACTTGCCCATCCGATCCTCCCTTCGTGTGCCCTACTCGTTCGACGCCCGGATCACCAGGGCTGGTTCCACCGGTTCCCCGCTCTCCCCGTCGATGTTCTCGGTGTACTCCAGCTCCCCGATGTTCCAGGAAACCCGCTCAGGGCCGCTTCCGTTGTCCACATCGGTACCCAGGAAGATCTCCGTGTTGTCCGGATACCGATCCAGAGCCCGAATCAACTGCGCCTTCGTCATCGTCACCATGATCCGATCCTCCATTCAAAGGCGAACACGTGTTCGCGTCTCAGGCCACCGGGTTCGCCCGCTCCATGATGCGCATCAGGCGATCCGACAGCGCGTTCGCTTCCATGCGCCCGATCCGCTCCTCAGCCGTCTCCCGACTCCGCTGCTCCGCCTTCAGCTGATCCCGCAGCACCTCGATGCGCAGCACCAGCCCCTCGACCAGCGCGCACACCACCTCCGGCGTGGGCTCCCGGTCCGCCAGCACCCAGGCGTGATCCGACCCCAGCACGTCGATCAGCTTCTTCCGATACGCCGTCCCGTCCATCATCGCGATCCTCCTTCTTCAGTCCTGCGCCGACGGGAAGAACTCTCCCCAGCGGGCGTGTACCGCCATGAGACGCGCCACCTCCCGGTCAATCCGATCCTGCGCCCAGGTGGCGGCCTGGTCCCGCGTGCGGAACACGTCGCACTCCGGAACCGTCATGGACTGAACCGACTGTCCCATCGGGCTGTCAGCTCCCCCAATGAAAGCCACGAGGACGTACGAGTTCGATCGCAGCTCCGTGTTCCCGATGTCCCCGATCCCCGAGGGCATGGAGAGCATCACCAGCTCACGGCGAACGCAGGTCCCCACCACCAGAGCCTCCACCAGATCTTCCGGGTACGGGATCGCCTCTCCCGCATGTCCCGCCACCCGCGTCTGCACCCACACCCGATCCCCGAACCTGAACTCGCTCATAGCTACTCCTTGCGCTCTTTGAACCGGCCCACCCATCCGCAGGTGGGGCAGGTCACGTGCCAGAAACCCGTCTGCACTTTCCAGGTCGTGGGCAGCCCGACGACCCCGCTGGTCGTGCGCCCATGACGATCCACCGTCTCGTCCACTAGCTCCCACGCCCGCTCGCTAAATCGGGCATCCCGCGAGAACCACTGGTGGCAGCAGGGGCACTCCTTGATCTTCCCCTCCAGCTGCGCCCAGACCTGCTCCATGCTCATGGTCCCTCCTTCGGCACCGGCAGACCCAGCGCCGCGCGGGCGCGTCGATACCAGTCTTCGTAGTAGGCGACGAGGTCCTCCAGCGAGATAGCTGGCGTGTTCTCGGGCAGCCGCTCCAACACGAGAGTCCGCAACCGCTCGATCTCCCCCACCAGCCAGGCCACGTTGGCCGCCCCGTCCGGCCACTGGTCCGCCCGATCCGGGTGCGCCTCCTGCCACAGCTTCCGAGCGCGCTCCATCATGCGGCTGTGCAGGTCGTTCGACGCGCGCAACTCCAGGCACTCCCCGCGCCAGTCGTACGGCTCGCAGTTATCGACCCAGCAGAGCGACCGGCAGTGCTCGCACTCGCATCCCGGCGGGTGCGCCGGATCGTCGTAGTCCGCCTGCTGCGCCCGCGTCTTGTCGCACCGCACGCAGCGCCGACCGTCCTCCGTGCCCCAGCTCAGGGGCTTCGGATCGGCCGGACCCACCGGCTGCGTGTAACCGCCCTCGTTCTTCCAGAACGCCATGGGCTACCCCCACCCCGGCAGCTGACCCGTGCCGTTGCAGTGCGGGCACCAGGCCCTCCCCCGCTGCCGCCCCTGCTCCCAGCGCATGGCCGGGGACAGCACGTAGACGCCGCCCGCCGCCGGAGACTCCGTGTACGGGTTCTTCTCCGGCCCCAGTCCCGCGCGCCCCGCTGCGCACCCCTCCTCGTAGATCGGATCGATCGCTTCCATGGTCACCCCTCCTCCAGCAGCTTGGCCAGGCGCTCCCGGAACGGCCCCAGCCCGTCCCGCAGGTAGCCGCTCCCGTTGGCGTCCCGCCGCACCATCGACGCCTCGAACCACCCGCTCTGCGCGAAGTCCGCCTCCAGGCTCAGCCCCAGGCGGTGGTCCTCTCCGTACCACTCGATCAGGACCGACCCGTCCTCGCAGACCACCGCGAACGCGGGTGGTTCCCGCTGCCCCTCCGCCACGGCCTCCGCGGTCGGGGGAACCCCCTCCGCATCCTCGAAGCCGACCTGCCACTTGAGGTCCAGGAGGCGCCGCGCCACGGCCTCCACCGGGCCCGCGTCGCCACCGTATCGCCGCGCCACGTCCACCGCGGTCTCCGCGACATGGATGGCGCGCAGCATGCGGAACCCGCGCCGGATCGCCAGGCAGGTCGCGTAGACCACCCCGCCCAGCAACGCCACGGCCACCACGACTAGGATGCCGATCAGCGTCTTGTCCATCACCGCGCCTCCTCCTCCGCCAGCTGCCGCTCCAGCTCGGGCAGCCGGGCCGCACACAATCGCGCGTGCTCCACCTGCACCCGCAGCGCGCACCGGTTGCACCAGTACCGATAGCCGCCGTGGATCATGCCCATCGTGCCGTCCGGCGCCCACAGGATCGTTGCCGGGCGCTCCCCGCACTCCTGGCAGGAACCCCTCGGAATCATCCAGTCCAAGGCGTCGGGGGGCACCTCGATGTGCGTGTTCGCCTGTCCGCCGCCCTTCGACACCACGGTCGACCAGGCAGGGGGATCTCGTCTCGCGGTATCCCTCTTTATTTTTCCAAATGCCTCCCGATCAACAGGCCTCGTCGTCAGCTGCGTCACCTGCCCTGGAAGGATTTTGAGATCGTCTCCCATCCCGCTACCTCCTATGCGCCAGCTCTTGCAGGCGCGCCGCGGTCGAATGCTGCCACGCCGCCATGGGGTCTCGCGCGATGAATTGGGAGATCAGCGCCCCCGTTCCCACCGCGCAGGTCATGCTCACGCTCGACGCGCAGACCGGACACGTGACCTCCCACGTCGGCGGCGACGTCGGCAACTCCCTGGCGTCCCCGTGATCCAGGTCCAGCACGCTGCCGCAGGTCCGGCACCGCGCCGTGATCGTGCCCCGCTCGACGACCCGGATCATCGCTTGTCCTTGTGCTCCAGCGTGACCTCGCGCGCCCCGTGCTCCAGCAGCAGGATCACGAGGAGCCGCGCCTCCTCCATGCAGCGGGCGCTCCCGAAGTCCAAGCGAATCCGGAACACCGACGCGCTCTGCATCTCGATCTTGATCATCACCCCTCCTTGGGCGAACTCGTGTTCGCGTCCTTCTCGGCCATGGCGCGCAGCATCTGCACGTAGGGCTGCCCCTCGATGTCCGCGTCCGTGATCGCCCGCTCCATGTCCGCGGCGTCCTTGACCGGCGCCCACCAGCTCTCGGCGCCCCAGACCACGCGCCGCAGCGCGGGCACGAACATGGCCGGGTTGGTCGGCAGCGGGATGCAGAACTCCGCCTTCGGCTTGTGGTAGGCGATGACGTGTTCCCTGGGCAGCACGAAGTGCCCCAGGAAGATCCCCACGTGCGTATCCGCCTCGCCCGCGAGCCGCACCCGTACCGGGTCCCCGCACTTGCAGCGGTCCAGGAAGGGCGGCGTCACCCACACCTTGACGCCACGCACCTCCACCGGCCACTGGATGTCCTCCAGCAGCACGTAGTCGTCCTCCACCTTCTTCATCTCCTCCGCCAGCTTGCCGATCATCTCGGCCAGCGGCGCCTTCTCGGATTCCTCGCTCATCGCGCCCTCCCTAGTCGACGACGTCACCCTCGCTCAGGATGCGGAGCCACTTCATACGGGCCTGGTCCGCCTCCTCGCGCTTCACGTTGACGTCCCGGAGCATCCGGTTCGCCACCTCCGCCCGCGATCGGTAGTAATGGTCCGCGGGCCACTCCATCAGGCCGCCCGCGCCGTCCTCCACGAAGGCCACCAGCACGTTCGGCTCGCGCTTCGCATCCAGGTCGAGGGCCTCCACCTGGACAACGACACCGCTCCGCAGGTGATGATCCGGGTCCACCGTTCGATAGGGCGGGCAGTTTGCGATGAACCAGACCACGTCGCCGAACTGGAGGCCGCCCCGCTCCGGGATCGGTCGGACCGTCCGCGCTCCCACTCGCTTCGCGTGGTCGACTAGGCTCTCACCCGCCGGGGTGTTCAGCGCCTTGCGCACCTGCTTGATTACGTCCACGCACTCGGCCGCCTGCTGCACGACCGCATCGTCCGTGCTTCCCCAGATCTCCAAGGCGCTGCGCAAGCGCTGGACGAGTTGGAACGTGGTTCGGACATCCTCCACCGCGTTCTTTTCCGAGCCCGTGAGATGCGCAATCTCCTGAAACCTCTGATTCAGATACTCCACCTTGCGCAACGCTGAGTCCTGGTTGCTTCCTGAATACCCTGGAGAAACGACCGCATTGATCTTTCCGATCTCCGACTCGATGATCGCCAGCTTCTGTCGCCTCATCGCCGCCGTGTCCACCAAGCCCTCGACAGCCGTACGCACCGACCCGTTCTTCGGCACCCCAAGGAGCGCCCGCAGGTCCCGCAGGGTCGCCATCTCCTTGTTCACGTTCCGGCGCTCCCGGTCCCGCTCGGTCTTCGCCTTCCTCTGCTTCTCCGTCATCGGCTTCGTCATGATCTATCTCCTGGGAGCGAACACGTGTTCGCTCCCTACATCAAAATGCCCATGCCTTGTGCATTGTTGTTGCACCCGTTGCTATCCATGCCTGGGCCCCTGGTTCTGCCATTGGCGTTGTCCATGCCATCTTTGTTGGTTCCGCGAGGCAGTATGTCCATGCACGGGAAATTGTTTTCGCACCCCACGTTATCCATGCATCGGTGCTTTGTGTTGCCGCCATAGTTGTCCATGCCACGTACACTGTTTTCGCTGTGGCGATTGTCCATGCCTTGATCTCTGTTTTCGCCGCGACACTTGTCCATGCATGGAACTTTGTTTTTGCACCCCACGTTATTCATGCGCACCATGCTGATTCTGTCCGGCTGGTTATCCATGCGAAGGCAGTTGTTTTTGCCCGGCCAGTTGTCCATGACCGCCGTCTTGAGTCTGCTACCGCTTTTGTCCATGCACCACCACTTGTTTTTGCCGTGGGTTCTGTCCATGCCGGTGGGGTTGGGTTTGCCTTCCAAGTTTTCCATGCCTCTGGGGTAGACTCTGCCGGTTGTGTTGTCCATGCGCCACATGCTATTTCAGCTCCGACAACTGTTCATGCCGACGCAGTTGATCCTGTTGGCACCGTTGTCCATGCTCTTTTCGATGATTCCGCCGAAACCCATTTCCATGCGAACTACGCTGTCTCTGATTGATCCACTGTCCACGCATCATCGGCTGTCCCTGCTTGCCAAATTGTCCATGTCAGGACCATTGTTTTTGATATGGACGCTGTCCATGCTTGTCGACCTGTTTTTGCCTTGATCACTGTCCATGCACTAGTTCCTGAACCTGCCCGTCACCTTGTCCGTGCCGACACCGTTGATTCTGCTCCAACTTCTATTCGCGCCTGGTCATTTGGTTCTGCCACCCGCGATTGTCCATGTTGGCCTTGCTGATTCTGCGAGTTCAATTGTCCACGCACCTGTTCCTGATCCTGCCCACGATCCTGTCCATGCCCAGTTCGTTGGTTTTGCGCGCCACACTATTCATGTACCATCCATTGGTTCTGCCTACGGCGTTGCTCATGCCCCCCGCGTTGTTTTTGCCCACTCTGCTGTCCATGCACGATTCACTGTTTTTGCGTCCGCTAATGTTCATGCCAGCAGTTCTTCCGATGCGACCTTCACTGTCCATGCGCCCGGACTTGATCTTGCACCACCAGCTATCCACGATCCCTGAATTTGAAATGCCTTGACGGTTGTCCATGCCTATCGCTCTGGAGTTGCAGCGGCCACTGTTCATGCCCGACCTCTTGGTTTTGTCTCCCCACCTGTCCATGCGCCCCGCGTTGACTTTGCGGACGACGTTATCCAACCCGCTCCACCGGCACGTAGTCCCCGTGATGCTTGACGCCGAGGTACTGCTCCTCGTAGGGAAGCCTCGACGGGAGCCCCTCACACCGCCGCCACTCGATGAAGAAGTCCACGATGAAGCGGTAGGCCGCCGCGCGCCGCCCCATCATGTCGATCGTGCCCTTGGACCTCCAGGGGTCGCGCTGCGCCACCCTCTGTTTCACCCCGTCGTAGATGGCCCGGTACTTGGGGTGGCGCTGCTTCACGAACTGGTCCACCACGCCGTTGTCCCCCAGCAGCTTGGACCGCAGCTGCGAGTTGAAGCTGAGCGCGTTGCCGGTCGTGCGCCGCGGCGAGACCATGCGCGGGATCGCGGGCTGCAACGTGCCGTCGCCGAGCTTGAGCAACGGGTTCCCGTCCTCCAGCACGTTGGGCAGCGCGACCCCGTTGTGCGCGCAGCGCTTGTACCCGGTCGGGTGGTTCGTGTAGGTCGGGTGCTTCCACACCTTGCCCTTGCCGTCGTAGTGCAGGTTGTGCAGGCACACCGGGCAGGCGTACCCCTGCTCCGTGGAGATGCCAGCGTAGCGCGCGAACGTGCTCGGCTTGCGCTCGTGCATTCGGTAGTGCCCGATCGGAACCGGCTGCCCCTGGAGCGGGCAGTCTTTGGAGTCCATGCGCTGACCGTCCCACGCCTCGATCTTGCGGATGATGAACTCGTCCTGTTCCTCCTTGCCTCCAACCTCTTCGGCACCGTCATCCGCGGCCTGCCCCCGCTTGACCACCGTGCTGTTCGGCAACACGGGGTGCACGTACGTGCCGTCCATCTGCCGATGCAGGTGGGTCCCGCAGCGCAGGCAGATGCCCGCGTCGTACACGTCCGGGAACTCGGCCAACACGTACCCAGCCAGCCAGCCCGCGCCGAGACCCGGCTGGCTCAGCAGCCACAACCCGATCTCGCTCTGCGCCACCAGGTACTTCACCGACTTCTGGATCGCCTCGCGCACGTCGCCGAACGCCACCCCGAGATTGGACAGCAGCACCTGATCCCCGCTCAGCAGATCCGCATCGTTGACGCCCTTCATGGGGGAGCGCGTGCGATTCTGCATCGCGATGTCCAGCTTGCCGAAGTCCCCCGCCGCCCGGACCACCATGCGCAGCGTGCGCTGCCTCTCCGGGTCGCTGGCCCAGCGCGGGATCACCTCCGGTTTCAAGGAGGCCATGCCCTTCAGCAGCGCCAGAGCGTTTTTCGGCTTCTCGATCGCCTTGGCATTCTCGATCTTCTCGGTCGGCTTCTTGGCGGCCCGCTTCTTCGGTTCTTTCGGCGGAGCGTCTCCTTTGATTTTCTTCGGCATGAGGTTCTCCATCATCTTGCCGCGAAGCTGGTCCGCGGACTTGGCAGTCCCGCTCGCGCGGGGCGTGGCGATCTGCCGCCACAATCTAATGCCCATCTTACAGGGTTTGTGCCGTTTGTCAATAACTATTTTCGCTCACCAGCCGCACCGCTTTCGCTGCCGATCCCGCAGCACGTCGAGGTCCGTCTCCTCCTCGAACAGCGTGCACATCACGGTGTTGGCGCCCTCGGCCACGATCAGGACGTTGCGCTTGCATCCGCATCCACCCTTCCAGGATTGGCATCGAGCGCACGCGAACTCGTACAGCCCGTTCCAGTCGGACAGTTGGACCGCCATGGCGTCCTCGATGCCTCCCATGCTCACATCCCCCACCCGTTGAACCGCGCGATGATGAACCATGTCGCCCAGATCGCGATCCCGAAGCACAGCACGGCCGCGGACAGCCCCCACCACCGATGCGGACCGCAACCACGCCATGCGATCGTCGCCAGACCGATCCCTCCCCACAGGAACCCGAACGTCAGGACCGCACCGAGCAGGATCGTGGAGATCTCGACCATCTCAGCCTCCCTGATCTTCCTTTGGCGCGATGTAGACGGATCGGATCGTATCCGCCAGCGCCTTCAACCCATCCGGACCGTCCACGTGGTACTTCCCGCAGGCGAACCCGTGGAGGTACTCCCGTGGAGATGGGCACCCGCAGTGTCCGTTCACGCGCACCTGCTGCCCATGCGTCTCGTGGAGCCGCTCCGCAGCCTCCAGTGGGATGCCAGGGCCATCGGCAACCCAGTAGTACCAGGCCCTCCGGAATCCCCAGCCGTGCAGGCTTCCGACGACGCCAGCGGGAACCTCCCCGTTGAACTTGTACGACAGCTTCTGCGCCTCGATCCCGGCCGCTTGCAACTCCGCCTCGCAGGTCGCCGTGACCTCCGCGATCACCTCGTCGGTCGGGTTCTGCGCCCGCGCCAGGTTCGGGAACCCTGCGCCACGGTTCGATGGGTTCAACCCACCGTTTCCGATCTCGATCATGATCCACCCTCCTGCGAACTCGTGTTCGCCAGACGATCGCGCACGCGCCGCAGATCGTCCACGATCTCCGGCAGCCCCTTGATTTCCGGGTTGCCCACGTAGACGTGCATCAGGCTGCCGATGACCTCGCTCAGCTGGTCACGTACGACTCCCGGAACGCTTTCATGCGCGGCGAGCATCTCCGCGCGCTGCCAGTCCTTGCGACGCTCCGCCTCCAGCTCCAGTAGGGCCCGGCGCCGACCGTCGGATTGCTTCATGAACGCCACGTTCGCCTGCCGAAGGTAGTCACACTCCTGCTTCATGTTGTTTCGCTCGTTGATCGCGCCGCCAACGGCCCCCACCACGCCGTCGATCGACACCCCCAGTTTCTCCGCCATCCCCTCCAGACGATTCCGCAGGCATCGCACCTCGTCCGCATAGATTTCTCGATCTCCCGCCAAGCGATCCACGAACATCGAGAAGGTCTCGTTGGAACGGGCGCCGTGCTTCTGCCGCAACTCCACCGCGCCTTCGAACTCGGCCTCGATGGATTGCTTGTACGACTTCACCTCGTCACGCAGGCGCTCGCGCTCTCGGACCACGCGCTGCACCGCCACCTGGTAGTCCTCGTCCTCGCCGAGATCGGGGATCTGGTGGATGGCATCCTCCAGATACTTGTTGGAAGCACGCACGCTGTCCGCTTGCGACAGCTGGGATCGCAGATCCGTGATGCGCTTGTACGCCTCGGCGAGGTCCTTGCCGACCGCCTCCATCCGCTTCTGCAAATCCATCACGAGGCCACGGTTGTGGAGGCAGACCGGACACAGGGTCGGGCTACCCGGTTTCGCTGCGCACGTCGCGCACTCCTGAAACTCCGCCCGAGCAAGATCTTCAGACGTCGGCATCCTTCCCTCCTACAGCGAGCAGCGCCAGACGCAGAACGCGACCAGGCCGCACGCGATCAGCCACTCCAGCACGTTCTCCCAGTGCACGTTCATGGGCCCTCCCCTACGATTGCAGCGGGATCTCCTCGCCCGACACCAGCCTGTCACCGGACCCCAGGCGACGCGCCATGGCCAGGCTGTCCGCGGCCCCGTGCGTCATCGCGACCTGACGGGCGTTGGTCTCCCGCGCCCTGTCCACGATCCGGCAGAGGTCCTGGTCCGCCAGCAGATCACCCAGGGCGCCGACCACGATGTGTGTCACCTCGCCGGATCTGTCCATCATGCCGTGCTCGGCCACCACCGCCACGATCCGGTACCCGCGCGCCACGCGGCGCAGCACGCCCTCCACCGCACTTATGTTCTCCCGCTTCTGCGCGTCCGTGTCCTTCGGGCAGCGCTTGGCCGCGGATCTCCCGAACTGCTCCGCTATCAGATGCGCTGCCTTGGCCACCTGCACCTCCAGCGGCTCCTCCCGCCCCAGCTCCTCGATCTGCGTCCGCAGCTTCGCGATCTCCTTGCGCGCGAACGTCAGCCCCTCGATCAGCTCCTGCTTCGTCACCTTGCTCTTGATCTCCTTCATCTCGTCCTCCGAGAGCAGCCCCAGCTGCTCCAGCACAGTGCCGAAGACCTCAGCCTCCAGCCGTTTCGATCCCTTGCGCTTCTCCGCAGCGGTCAGCGGCCGGAACCGGAAGTCGATCTCCTGTCCCTGCTCCGATGCCGCCCGGATCACGTCCCCGACCGTCCGATCCTTCTTCACAACACGCGTCATGATGACCTTCCTCTTCGCCTCGTTGAAGTACGCGCGCACCGACTTCCACGCTTCCAGGGTCGCCTCGATCCCACCGAAGTGCTTCACGTACTCTTCCCAGCTTTTGATGCGGATCGGCGCGTTTCGCGGACCCTCCACCACGTCGGTGATCTTCTCGCCGAGGATGCCCATGTCGACCACCACCCGCTTGCGCTTGCCCATCCTACGTGCCCTCTCGCTCTGATGCCGCCAAGTCGCTCGGGAGCTGGAAGTCCGCTCGATGCCGGATCTTGACCCGTACCGGAGTGCCATCCGATCGCAGCCCGCGCAGACCAAGCACCTGGTCGTAGGGCAGGTAGACCTCCCCAAGAAAGCGCACGCTGCCCGCATCGGCCAACGCCAGGCGCAGTCGCCTGCGCGCCCAGATGAACCAGCGCTGCTTGCGGGCGAGCAGAGCCGCCGCCGTGTTCGATCGATGCTCTCGCTCCAACGCCATCAGCGATAGCGCCTCCGCTGCCTCGTTCACCAGGAACGGGTTCACCGGGATCGCGAACACGTGTTCGCCTCCGCTCTCCGCTTGCGCTGCGCGCGACGGTAGCACAGCCCGTAGTCCGGCAGCTCCGCCACGCGGTGTACTTTCGCACACGCCTCGCAGACCGGGTTGTTCGTGGGCTCGTGCCAGAAGCGCGTCGGCCGATTGCAGAAGAGGCATCCCTCCACGATCGTCGGCGATCGGTTCGTCACGTCCTCCGGCTCGCGCACTACTCGAAAGGCCATCCGATCCTCCAGGGCTTCCCCGCATCGCGCGGGCAATCTGACCCTCGAACTTTACATCAACGCGCTTCGTTTGTCAACAGAGGAAGAGCACGGTCGCGGCGCACCTTTGGGGCCCTCCCTTGCGCGCGCGCTGTTACCGACCCCATGACCTGCCCTCCTCACTGCCAACAACCGGTGGACCCGCTCGGTACTGCCCCGAGGTCCAACGAAGTCCGTGCCGCGATTCGCTACGTGCGTCTCCACGCTGCCGTCCAGTGCCCACCGCGTGGCTGCGGGCCCCGTGTCCCAGGCTTATTCTCGGCTCCGCCTGTGAAGCCGTTTGTTGCTCGTCTCGAATTGCGCCAGACGGAAGAGTTACGAGCACCTCAACCGACCGACGTTCCCTCTACGCGGCGAGCCTTTCGGACTCGACGTGCTTCACCGGGAAGGGGATGACATTCGTTTTCGCGTTTGTCGTTGAAGGCCGTTTTAACCCGCAGACCTTCATGCGGGGCACGCATCGCAACCCTTTCCTCCGCTGTCGAACCTAGTTCGGGCCCTTGATCGATCCTCTTTCCGTTCTTCCCCCACGGGGCGCAAACCCTATCGGGAAACCGCCTCATGATTCTCTGCACCGACCGCTTGTTGTATCCCAACTCGGCCGCTATCCGTCGACACCCAAACCCGGCGAAGTAAAGAAAACGAATTTTGTCCACATCAAGACCAGTCGATCCCAGCCTGCTTGGCCGATGAATTCTCGTGTGGTCCCCACGTGAAAGCAATTCCAAATTCTCCAGCCGATCATCCGTGCAATCTCCGTTTTTATGATGCACGATTTCGTTCGATTTCAGCAACCTGCCGAGGTGCTGCTCCATGACGTACCGGTATCGGAGGATGTACCCGCTTCCATTCGCCATCGGATGCTCGGGAACGTAGACGGCAATCCTGTTTCCGACGCGGCTCTCTTTCATGCCATTACGTCCCCTCTCGATGGGAACTTACATCCGAGCGGTGCGTTTGTCAACAGGTATTTATGGGCTGACAGGTTCGGTCATTCGGTTCCCGCCGCCGGGAGACACGCGAGCGCCGATGCGCTCTCCGATGGCCCGCAGGTCAGCGCTCTGATCGCTGAGCTTCCCGTCGATGGATTCGAGCTTGGTCTCCATCTTCTCCTGCCGCGAGGAGATGGTCTGTACCGAACCCTGCATGACGCGCTGGTCGGACTCCAGCTTCGCGCCGCGGTCCTGCTCCGCGCGGATCTCGATCGCCTGGTCGTCCTGCCGATCGGTGATCGCCCGCACGCTCACGAAGAGCCCGCCCGCCGTGAAGATGATCGGGATGGCCCAGATGAACGCCTTGAGCAGGCTGTCCCTGTTGATGATCGGAGGCTGCGGCTGCGGGATCGGCATGTATCCCGGCGGAGGGAGGTTGTGAACCCCCGTGATCTCGTCCATGGTCGGAGCGCGCGGGATTGTGTCTTCGGCCATATCAGGCCTCCTCTTTCAAGATGAGCGTGTAGGATGTGAAAATCATGTCCACATCCACGTTGTACATGAAGTATGTCGGGAAGCGCAAGTAGGTGGCTAGTGGGTCGTCGTCGATTCGTCCTCGGAGGCTTCCGCGACGTCGTCTTCCGCTTCGTCATCGGTACCCTCTTCGGTCTCGCCTTCCTCGCCACGACCGATGATGTCCAGCGTCTCGCCGCCGTACACCACCTCGTCGTTTTCCAGGTCGTACGCGATGAGCTTGAGCCTGATGACGCTCTCCACGTTGGCGAGGTACTCCTGCACGAACTGGATGCCGCCGTTGGTCGCCTGGTACTCCGTCGCGATGAGGTCCCAGATGTACGCCATGCGGTCCTTCACCGTGTCGCACCCGGCCGCCTTCGCCGCGGTCGCCGCAGCCCGGTCCAGGTTGGCGCGCTGCGCGGGCGTGGGCCTGCCCAGCGTGTACTGAGGCTGGCGCTCGCTCCCGGCGTCGGCGCCCTTGCCGTCCGGGTCCGCCGCTGCCTCCTGCGCGTCCTTGTGCAGCAGCTCATCGATCTGCATCACGGTCTTGCCGTCGATCTTGGCCCGCCACTCCGCCGCGTTCTCCGCGGTCACGATGTTGCAGAGCATGCGCGCCTTGGTCCAGTTCAGCGTCCGGAACCAAGAGGACACGTTCTTGGGCAGCCGGTTGAGCCACTCCTCGGTCTTGATGAGCTGCTGAGCCTTGCGGAGATGGAGGTCCAACTCCTCCTCGATGTATGCTCGCCAGGTGGAGAACCCCCACTTGTGGTAGTACCCCTTCTCGTGGACCTTCACCAGAACCGCCGCCATAGCCCACGCGTCCTGGTCGGACTTGTCACGCAGGGCCAGCACCTGGCGCCGGACCTCTTCGTGCTCGCCCTCGGCGGACGACTCCGCCCCCTCCTCCTGCTTTCCGAGGATGGCGAGCGCGCCCGCCTTCCGAGCCGCCTTCTCCGCCTGTCCCGTCTTCTCCGCCTGAACCGTTGTCATGGATGTTCCTCCTCGCTTTGAGCCGAATCGCCTCCGCGATCACGTAGGCATCGGCAATGTCTGAATCCCCGAACGCGAACCCCTTTGATGCGAGAGCGGGTTCGACCAGTTTCTTCTTGATGCGGCCGTTTCCGAACACCAGGGCCCGAGCCGAGTTGACCGCCACGATCTGCGGCAGGACATGCTCAGCCAGCCAGAGCTGCGTCTTGACCACGCCCCCCAGCTCCCCCAGGTCGTTCTGCGAACCGCGTGCGTTGTACGCGTACCGCTCGATGCCAACCGCCAGTCCCGCCGCCCCTCCGTGCGCCCGAACCAGATCCAGGATCGTGGTCGTGATGTGGAGCAGGCGATCGATGTAGTCCAGCACGGTGGTCGTCTTGCGGTCCAGGGCCCACCCGTCCTTGGCGGTCGCCAGCACGACACCCTCGTCGTCGAGCACGACGATGCCGGTGCCGGTGCACGACAGGTCGAGACCCATGTGGTTCATGCGGGCTGCTCCGCGCCCTTCTCGGCCTTCGCGGGCTTCTCCTTCTTGGGCTTCGGCGGGAAGCAGATGTCCCGCAGATCACACTTGCGCGCCCGAGGGTCGCTCTTGATGCGGCAGACCGCAGGTCGCTCGGGCGTGGCCTTCTCCAAGATCGACTGCGCGATCGATTCCCGGTCGGCCACCCCTATCTCCTCCAGCCCGCGACGCATGTCCTTCGCGGCCTCCAAAGCCTTGACCATGGCCTCCACCGAGGCGCCGCACGCCGTCAGATCCGCCTCCAGCTTCCGAATCGCAGCATCGTCCCGGACCACTACGTGCTCCGCCAGCATGTGGCGCATCTTGTCGCTGCCCTTGGCCACGTACAGCAGCCGTCCGCGCTCCAGCCCGCTCATCCACAGGTACGACTGCACCTGAAGAACGTGGTCCGCCTTGGGGCGGCCGCCAGCCAGCGGGTTCACGCTCGGGAACTGGTCCTCGCGGATGCTCTTGATCTCCAGCACCTCGGTCGCGCCGTCCGGCCACACCAGCACGCCGTCCCACTTGCCGACGAACCGGCAAGACTGGATGCGGCCCTTGGGCTCCACGAACTTCCAGTAGTCGCCCTCGGGCTTCGGGCTCCACCCACGCCCCGGCTCGGTCCACGGCCCCGCGGTCTTGCCCGGGTGCACCTCCAGGACTGTCCCGTCCTTCGAGATGCGCTGCCAGCCACCCTGGAGCAGAGTTCCCAAACTGGGAAGCAGATCGTTCTGGAGCGCGTAGTGGTACCCGGTTCCCACCGCGAAGATCCACATCAGCTCGGGGTCCGGAGCCTCTCGGATCGAGATGCCGTGTCGCACAGCCAGCGCGAACAGCCGCTGGCACAGGTTGTGGGCGTCCGATGCCGAGAACCACAGGTCCGCAGGGTCCAGAGGCTTGGCGGGCCTGCCCATCTTCGCGTACATCAGATCCACGAGTTTTGACGAGATCTCACCCTGCGGCGGATCGCCCGCCGCTTGAACTACGGTTCCGATCATATCCACCTCCGGCGACGGGATTCACCCGCCGCGCGTGTTTGTCAATCGATCTGAACGCGATCCGTGTTCTGGCGCTCCTGCGGCTCCGGCACCGCACGGTTCGCCACGTCCTTGTCCATCTCCTCCAGCTTGAACTGAAGGCGGACGAGCTTGTCCTCGTCGCGGAGGGTCTTGTAGCGCTGGCGCAGGTGCCCGTACCACTCGGGCGGACCCGAGAAGCCGTCCATCTGGCACAGCCGCTTGTCCCGGCGCATCTCGCCCACCGTGATGGGCCGCACCGAGATGATCGTGCCGACAGCGAAGGGCGTCTCCTTGCCCGTGTGCGCCACGAACTCCGAGGTGAAGAGCAGCTTGCCCCCCACCGTGTAGGGGTGGCCTGCCGGGCACGGCCGCGTCACGCTCAACGCCTTCCCTTCCTGGATCAGCTTGGTCTCATTGAGGGTACAACTGAACATCTTGTCCTCCGTCAGCTATGCGAACTCGCGTTCGCGACAACAGGCTCACATCCTAGCGCGTTCGGGGCGCCTTGGCCAGCAGGATCACGCCTAACCTTCGGCGCATGCGAGCCACCCACGTCCGAACATGCCACCACCCGCGCCGATACCAGGGAGCCAGGCGCTGCTCCGTAACCATCACCGTGATCGTCGTCTGGGTCTCTCCATGATTGACGGCTCGAATGTAGCCGCACATCTCGCTGCCAACCTCGTCGCGGACGCACACCCTCTGCGGTCGCTCATCTCCCGTCGCGTACGCCTGCTGCACCCACTCGTAGAACGACTGGTCGAAGTCGGTCGAGCGCCGGATCTGCATCTCCGCCGTCAGCTCTCCGCTCGGGAACACGCGCGGTTCGGACGGGATCTCGTAGACATCCGCCCGCTCGGAGATCTCGGGTGGGATCGCCACTGCGGAGAACCCGGAGCCCTTCCCACCGTCGATCCGGAAGTGGAACCGATCGAACGCAGGCGCCGTCACGGTCCCTCCACGCCAGCATCGCTGGCCTCTGTCTCGACTTCGGCCGCCGGGGGAGGCGGCAGGTCCTCAGCATCCGTCTCAGTCACGCAGTTCTTACCGTACCGTGTGCTCAGCGTCTTGAACACGCCGACAAGGACAGCGTCGGCAACACCGAAGGCCAGAGTCAAGGAGCCGAACGTAATCTCCAACGCCTCCTTCTTCTCCTGCTCCATGTCCTTCGGGATCACCGCGGACAGCCCGCTCCCGCCTGTCAGCACGCCGAGCCCCATCAACACGTACGAGATCCCTTCCATCTTGTCGAGCAGCTCCTGACACTCGCGATCGGTGTATCCGCCCTTCCACTCCGGCGGCAGCGCGGCCAGCTCGGTGCCCGCGAAGTGCGCCTCCGCCTCGTTGTACTCGTCGCTCGTCAGCTCGGTGCGCCACACCGGATCGTGGGCTCGCGCCACGTGCCCACCCCCGCACCCGGCCAAGGTGATCAAGATGATCAAGGGGATCAACATGATCATGTTCCGCATGTCTCGTTCCTCCTAGCGAACACGTGTTCGCTTTTCCGGCACCCTCTCCCGATGCGTGCAGGTCGTGATCCGCTTCCCGCAGAATCCCTCCTCGTCTCGAAAGGCGCACAGGGATTCCGGCGGCTTGCAGCAGCGCGGCCGCGGCGGCAGGGTTATCGGACGAGTCGGTTCATCATCTTCACGGTTCACCCCGCCAGCTTAGCCCCCTTCCCCTATTTCGGGAAGTGCTGACCGGCGAACCCCGCCGCGGTCCGCATCATCGCCCGCGTCTCCTTCGACTTCTGCTGCTTCGCGATCTCGGCCTTCTGCTGATCCGGAGTCAGCGACGCCCACCACGCCTCCAGTCGGACCTTCTCCTCGGCCTCGATGAGAGCGCGCTTCGCCTTCGACTGCTCCACCCGCACCTCGTACGGGCCCCTTCGCTTCGCATCACCCACGTTCGCCTCCGTCTTTCCCTTGCAGTTGCGCGCGCAGCGCCTCGTTCTCCCGCTCCAGCCGGTGCACGGAAGCCCCGCGGACGTACCAGCCTGCCAGCATGCCCAGGAGGTACGCGCCCAACAGGACCGAGCACACGATGACCACCAGCATCCAGATCCCCTTCCCGCGAGGGCATCACCACCCTCAATCCGCGCGAACTTTAACCGACCGCACCTGTTTTGTCAACGGCGAAGGGAGGTACCGATCCGCCGCAGCGTGCGCAGGCTGAGCCCCAGAGGCGGGCGCCCACGGGTCCACGCCACCACCGTCGTGCGCCTCGACGTCTTCGCCGCCAGGGCCACGCACCGCGGCCGACGCTGCTCCTCCTCCCGGGCGTAGAAACACCGTCCGTGCTGCGGCCCAGGGAGGTCGAGGTCCATGGAACGGATCATCCGCTGTCGTCTCGGATAGATTCGCGTGACGACCATACTGGGCCCCTGGTCCCAGGTGGATGTCGGCGAGATCGTGGGTCCGTTCATCGACGTGCTGTTCGTGTGGCCGTAGCAGATCCGGTACGCTCCCAGCGTCCCGTAGTCGCATGTCGCGCTCACAGATCTCCCTCCATGTGCCCGATGACGTCGACCGAGTGCGGAGGCATCGGCATCCCGTGGTAACCGGCCGAGATCGAGAAGTTCGCGGGGAACGTCACGAGCTGCCCGCAGGTGCATCGCACCTTGATCTCCGTCGTCAGAGTCAGCTCCGGCTTCTGCGCCCGGCGCCTCCGCCACCCTTCGGCGAGGACGCCGATCCCGAAGCACAGACACGCGATGCCGAACCCGATCCACAGCGTCTTGAAGTCCATCACGATCCCTCCACCTCTCGGATGCGCAGCAGGTCCGCCAGCTCCGGCTCGCCCTCCGCAGGCCAGGTCACCCGCCAGCTGCGCAGCACCTCGAACCCCACCGAGACGGTCACCTGGGATGGCATGCTCGTGTCGGTGGCCATCGGCGTCGCCTCCCCCGTGAAGCGCGCCAGGAGCACCTGGTCGTCCGGCACCTCGGGCACCCCGAAGCAGGGCAGGCCCCACAGCCAAGGACGGCCCTCCGCCCGCGCCAGGCTCACCAGGGCGTGCGTGGCGCCCCCGTCCAGGCCGAACCGCTCCGCCTGCTGCGCCAGGGTGCGCTGCACCGCAGCCACAATCTGCGCCCGGTTGCAGGGCTTGGACACGAAGTCCTTCAGGGACTCCCGGATGCTGGCCTCCACCTGGTCGTACACCCGCTGGGTCTCTCGACTCATGGGGTCGCTCATCACGCAACCCCCGCGGGCAGCACGACGTCCGCCATGTCGATCACGATGCCACGGCAGTAGAAATCGTCGTCCTCCATGACATTGAAGGTCGCGTGCGGCAGATCCGTCTCGAAGGTCCAGGACGGGCCGTCCTTCTCCTCGCACCAGAGCGCCCGGATCGTGTGCGCCTTGTTCTCCCGCTGTTGCGCCACCTCCAGCAGCCCGTACTTCTCCAGCACGTCCTCGTCCTCGCGGTCCACCGGAACGATGAGGTTGCCGTCGCGGCCCAGCAACACCGTCGTGCCGTCGTAGGCGCTCAGCTCTTCCTCGATCGCGCCGCGCAGCTCCACGAGGTCGTCGGAGGCGCCGAAAATCACGAGCAGGCCCGCATCCTTCGCCGCGTCCTCCTCCGAGTGCGTGATCTCGTCCCCGTACGAGCGCCCGCACAGCTTCGCGGCCAGATCTTCCTTCGTCAGCTTCGCCATCGGTTCTACCGTCTCCATCACCCCTCCTTCTTCGGTTTGAAGTGCGCCACGAACCCGCAGGTCGGGCACGGCGCCGCGTACACCGGCAGCTTCAGCGTCGGCCCAGGGTTCGCCCACACCCGCTGGCCGTCGTGCGGTCCACCGATCACCAGCATCCGGCGCTCGTCGTCCATCAGCCCTCCCCGCGCGTTACCGGATGCAGGCGCCGCAGCCGGAACTTCACCACCATCTCCTCCCCTTCCGCCCTATCGTTGAACGAGGTCGGCACAACCTCCGCCACCACCGGCATCCACGGCTCCCCATGGACCAACCACGGCTCCGGATTCGACATGACGCCATCCTTCCCCACCAGCGGCCTCACCGAATCGAGCAACTCCTCCAACTTGATCGTCATGCTCCCTCCCCGCGCAGGATCGCCAGGATCTTGTCCGCCTGCTCCCGATCGCTCGCCTTCTCTGCTTCGGTCAACATCGCGTACGGCGTGTCCATCAGGCGCACCCAACGCTCCCGATCTTCCCGCCTCCACCGCAGCCCGAACCGCTCGACAGTGTAGTCGATCTTGATCGCTTTCACCTCCCAGTGCCGCATCCACTCCGCCCACGCCTCGTGCGCGTAGTCCGCCAGGCGCTCACGGAACTGGTACTCGCGCTCCGCCTTCCGCTCCAGGGCGCGCGCCTGCTCCGCCCTCATCTCGGATTCGAATTCGGAGCAGGCCTCGCAGCACGGTGCTTCCGACGCGGCAGTTGCGGGAGTCCCCACGCCCGGCCCGTCCACGTAGATCCGACTTCCGCCCGCCTGGAAGAATCCGTAGACCTCCTGCGCCAGGTCCCGTGGCGCCTGAATCCGAGCGTCGGTGTTGTCTATCAGCTGGTCCTGGTGCGAGCGCCCCAACCGCCCCGGCGGACCCAGCTGCGCCATCACCGGGAACGGAGACCGCAGCCCCACGTCCACCGTCACCTTGCCCGTCTCCGCGTCCACCACCGGCTCCCCCACGGTGAACGGAGGCTCCGGAGCGCGCGCGCCCATCGCCTCCCGGATCGCGTCGGCCGTGCGCTCGTCGGAACAGGCCAGGAACGACGGACCATCCCGCCGCGTGTTGGCAAGGATCTCTGCGCATGCCTTTTTCATCTTCTCCGGCAGGTACGGCCGGTTCTGCGTCGGTCCATCATTGCAGTGCCCGAACTCGCCGACAAACTTCGGCGAACACGTGTTCGCTGCGGGCACGCTCGGCACCGCCTCCAGCTTCCCGTCCTCCGACATGCTCACGCCGGGGTACTTTCCAGCCGCCAACACCCGCACGCAGTCCGGGCACAGGACCGAGCAGATGCGCGTCCCCGCAACGGTCAATGCCTCCACCGCCGTCGCCTCTGCCCCGGACACATCGGCCCCACACCGACCGCACGTTCCATGCTTCTCGATCATCGGACCGCCTCCAAGTGCGCCACGTGCACGCCCTTCACCGCGAATAGCGCGAACCCGTTGTCCAGCGTAACCGCCAGCACCTCGCCGTTGGCCCCCTGCGGGTCCGGCCCAGTCACCGTTCCCAACTCGCCTGCCACGCCCCACGTGCGCCCCATCTCGTCGTCCTTGATCCGCACCCGCGATCCCAGGATGAAGTCCATCTCATTCCTCCTTCTTCCAGGCCGTGGTCGCCACCTTCGCGCCCGGGAACGTCCGCTTGGCCTCGTGCGCCAGCTTCACCGCCCGCGGGTCCACCCCGATCAGCGCCGCCAGCTCCCGCGCCCGATACGCGATCGGGTCGCCCGGCGCGGGCCGGTAGTTGTCGCACACGAACAGCACCTGCTCCCCGACCACCTCGGAGTCGACGACGAGCACGAGGTTCGATCGCGCGAAGTCCCGCAGCGGCATGCCCACCACCTCGTCCGCGGAGGCATTGATCAGCAACACCGTCTCCATGGGAACCACCTCGCGAGCAGACGGCATCTCGCCGCCCTCCATTGCCCAGTCAGCCAGCGCCTACCTTACCAGCCTGCGGCGTGTTTGTCAACACACTCCACGCCTTCGATGTTCGCCCCGGTCCTCGGGTCGCGGTTCCACCGGACCATGAGCGTCGCCAGCGGGATGAACTTGATGCAGACGCGCACCTCTCCATCCTCCCGCACCGGCTCCAGTCGGTGGTAGGCGGCCAGGATCACGAGGCCGTCGTCCTTCACCTCGGGCGACCCGATCACGGTGATGCCCCAGAGGACCGTCACCTGCTTCGCGCGCTCCTCGCTCGCCAGCACGTGCGTCACGCCGTCCAGGGCGTAGCGATCGAGCGACCACCCACGGATGCGCTCTACCTGGGAACGGATGAACTCCCGCGTCTCGTAGGACACCACGTCCTCCGTGAAGGGAGCCAGGGCCGCACGGAACTTGGCGATCATGGTCAGCTCGGCCCGCTTCCCCTGCGCCACCTTCCTCCGCAACTCCGGATCGATCAGGTCATCCTCGCGGAACCGCGTCTTGCGCTTCATGGGTGTCCCCCTTCGCGGACGCACTCAGCGCCGCGGCAGCGATCTCCTCGGTCAGCTGCTCCATGTCCAGCTCGCAGCACCCCCAGGCGCCGCAGCGCGGGCAGATCGTCGTGCAGTAGTCCTCGCCGTCGTCGCTCTCGTCCGAAATCAGATCCCCGTGCGGGAAGCGCTCCCCGCACTCGTCGCACTCCACCTCCACCGCCACGTGGTCGTAGCTATAGGGCGGGATCGGAAAGTGGCGATACGTGTGCACTGGCCGATTGACGATAGCATTCAATTCGTCTACGCGACCACCGGCCGCCACGATGATGGCGCTCAAGCTGTTCGAGATCCGAGCCCAGTCGATGTCCTGGCCCGACAACATGACCGCGGAGATCTTGTACTCGCACGCCTTCCCCTCTTGGTAGAAATCAGACTTTACCACCTCGCCGTCGAAGAAGGCGATGAGCGTCACGAGCCCCTCGTAGATGTCCCGAGCGATGCTCTTGTCGGGATGGAAGAACGCGACCATCAGCGTCACGGAAGGCATACCTGGAACGATCTCTTCGGTTTCGCCAGCTCTCGGGTTGCGCCGAATCGTCGCCCTGTCGATCGGAATGAAGTACAGCATCAGTCCAGTGCCTCCTCGATGCGCGCGATGTTGCGCCGCAGCGTCTGCATGTCCGCCGGTGTGGGCGCCTCCACCACCTCGCCGTTCTCGTAGCGGTAGGCGCGCAGAAGATCGGCCCGCAGGTTCTCCAGGCGCTTCTCCAGCTCCGCACCAGAAGCGGGCATGTAGTGGTTGTCGCCGTGTCCCGCCAGGCATCCGCCACCGAAGGACTTACAGAGTGCGCACGGTCCGTTGCATGCGCTGAACATCTCCATCGACAGCCTCCTACTTGTTCGACGTCTCCCTCAGGAGAGCCGACGTGAGATCCTCGATCGACGCCTTCACGCGGGCGTGCTCCAGGTAGAAGTTCAGGTCCTTGTTGCAGACATCCTTGCCAGCGCGGACCAACTTCTCCAGGTTGTCCAAAACCTCCAGCGCGCCGTTCAGATCCCACAACGACTTCTTGGTCTGCCCGGGAACCTTGGAATCTGCGCGCTCGACGGGCTTCCAGGGCAGCACGGGCAGCTCCTGCTGCTTCGCGCAAGGATCGGCCGGAGTCGGCGCACCCACCTTCCGAGGGTCCTTCCCGACCAGCTTCGTCACCGCATCCGCAACGTCATCCGACCAGGGCTCCGCACCCCAAAACTGGCGCTTCACCTGGCTGCACGAAATCTTCAGCTGCTGAGCGATGAGGCTGTATGCCTCCTCCATGCCCATCCCGGAGCTGCGGATCGCCGCCTTCATCTGATCCGCCTGGTCCACCTGCGCCTGCGCCTCCGGCGTCGAAGTCCGCAATGCCAGCAGGTGCCTCGAACGCCAGGTGGCCGGAGGAGCATCCCACATCTTCAACGCCTCGTGCTTGGCAGCCCAGTCCTTGAACTTCGGCCAGAAGTTCCGGTCCTTGATCGCCAGGCCGGTCATGCGCTGGAACTCCCGCACCGCGGCAAGCAGTTCCGGACCGTGAGTCTCGTTGTGAAATCGCACCGCCCGACATGCCTTCTTCTTCGCTGCGTTCATCGACTTCTCCTTCCCGGGCAACGCGCCCGGCATCGTTACGGCAACATCACCCGCACTTCCATCCGAACTCCCAACGGCAGAAAGGACTCCGTCCTGTCTGCGACGAGATCCGCGATCCGCGCGTGCGTCTCCGGTCCGAACCACGTCCAGAGGCGTCGCATTCGCACCGTCACCAGCCCCGGTTGATTGGGCCATGTCTGCGGCGGCCCCACTAGCAAACGCAGCCACCCGAGGCGCTTCCACAGGTTGTTCAAAGTAGGCGGCTCGCCGCGGCTTCGCAGCGCCATTTGCGTTCGGACTCCCATCCCCGCCAGCACCAGCCGCACCGCCCGGCGGCGGCGCCACCAGCTGATGATTCCCATTGTGCCCTCCTCCGGTGAAGAACTTGCTCGTGCAGTGGTTGAACTTGATCGGTGGCATGCGGTCGAACGCGCGACCGCTGAACGTCGTCATGCCACCCTTGTGGATGATGGCGCGGCAGCAGCGCTCCCCGATCTTCTCGCAGGCCAGGATGGTCGACACGCTGTAGGTCTTCCCGTTGTCGGCGACCAGGTACTTCTCCCGGTCCCGGCTGCGTGGTCCACCCTTGTGACACTTGCCCATCAGTTCCCCCCCGCGCAAATGGCCATGTGCCCGGCCAGGGTCGACCACTGGATGTCCACCTCGGTGCCCACGCGGATCGCCCGCTCCGTTCCGTTCACGCTCATGTCGGCCACACGCCCAGATGCAGTCACCGCGATGCTGACAGCAGCCTCCGGATAACGCTCCCCCAATGCCTTCGCGTCAGCGAGCACGTTCTGGATGGCGCGCCCCGTCTCCTGAAGGATCTCCTGGTAGGCCGCCTGCGCCTGTGTGGTCTTGAACTGCATCAGTGGCTCCCCCTCATCCGCAGCGTTTTACCGCGAGCCCCGCGCCAGTCCCTCGTCGTGAGGCACCGCTGGCAGATGTCCAGGTAGCGATCCCCATGGCTCAGCCGATCGTACACCGCCCGGATCTCTGGAGACTCCAGAACCTTGCGGAAACGGAAGATGTTCAGGTCGCCGAACGTGTGGCGCCGCTCCCAGTCGCGGCAGCACAGCCCCACGTGCCCGGTCCGGGTCACAATGAGATCCGTGAGCGGCGCGTAGCACGGCGTGGTCAGATGCACCGGCGCCGCATCGTAGATGCCGAACACCTCCACCCAGTTGGAGTCGTAGATCGTCATAAAGTCGGGACGCGTGTCGAGAGAACGCAGCCGCTCCAACTCCTCCGCGCCGTACGCTGTCACAGCCAGGTGGTTCAGACCCACGCTGCGCAGGTCACGGATCAGATGCTCGTCCAGGGTCGTGCCGTTCGTCCAGATCAGCGTCTTGGCCCGAGGGACCGTTCGGTTCACGCGTTCCAGGAACCAGAGCAGCCGCGGGTCCATGAGCGGCTCCCCGTACTGGTGGAAGCTGATGCACCCAGCGAACCCTGCATCCCGGAGATCGTCGAGCACCTGGAACACCACGGCCGATGACAGGTTCTCGGGCGGACGCGCCGCCTCCAGATGCGCCGGGCAGCGCGGGTGCAAGTGCGACAGGTTGCAGCGGTTCGATAGCTCGAAGTTCACCCGGTCGAGTTTCTCGAAAGGATCTGCGCACCCGATGCTCATTCCGTCTCTCCGATCAGCTTCTTCCAAACCCGGAGAGGGACCGCAACCCAGTAATCAATCATGATTTTCTGGTTCATGCCCGTATCTCCGACGTTGTGCATCGCTCATCCTCTTGATCGTTTCCTTGGAAAATTTCCTTCCTTTGAAAATCTCACTCAACTTCTTCTTCTGGTCTTCCGATACGGGACGCCCACGTCGAGACTCTGACATCTTTCTCCTGGACTCATCGCTGTGATGCTTCCCAAGATTTGCAACCCTCAATTTCTCTCGGGTAGATTCGGCGATCTCCTTGCCCCTACATCTCTTCCCAAGTTCTCGAATTTGCTCACGCATCGCATCTGTCGCTATACCCTTGTGAGCAGCACTGTGATTCGCTCGCATCTCATCCGTCCAAACCCGCTTCCGATTAGCTTCCCCTACCGCCATCCGAACGTGATCTGGCTGCACCCATCCCGTCGTCCTGCCAGCCGTCGGGGACAGGTTGTATCCGCGTTCCACGGCCCCGGTATCGTCTATGTGCCGTTGCTCCGCTTCCAGCAAAACATCCTCGGAAACGAGTTCTACGACCTCCACTGCGAACGAATCCTCCCCATATTTTGCCCACGCTGCCTGGAGGTAGTTATTGTGATGCTTTCCGCGCCGAAGCGCAGCACGGTGTTGATTCAGACGAAAACGAAGTCTCCCGGCACTCCCGATGTAGAACTTGCCGTTGACCGTATTCTCGATCCGGTAGATCCCCGGCACGTTTGGGATGTGGTCGACGTTCACTCGGACTCTCCCATTAATTTTTTCCAGCATCGCAAGGGTACGCACACCCAGTCCCTCTCTCCGTGTGCGCTGTTCGCCCCCCCCGCGATCTCGATGGCCAGCGCGGGCTCCTTGCCAGCCGCGGCAGCCTCCGCCGCGATTTTGTCCAGCCACGACTTCTTGATGCTCAGGCTCGCGTGCACGGTCCTCTTGCACTCGATGAGGAAGTGGTCGGCCAGCACGTCACCCTTCGCGAACTTGGACGCGCCACTCCCCGCCTGCCGGTGTCCTCGCACCTCGCGCGCCACGAGCCGCTCCTGCGCCTCCGGAGACTTCGCGTCGGGGAACAGGACGTGCGGACGATGACGCGTCACAGGCCCTCCGTGGAGTGCAAGGATCGCAGCTCCACCGTCACCGGTGCGGAGTCCATGTCCGTTTTTACGAGCGGATCGACGATCGCCAGCCGACGCGACGGAAACTTCACGATGCGGAAGTCACCAAGCCGCCCATCGACGGTCACCAGTTGCCCGACGGCCAGCTGCCCTACGTTCTTTCTCGCCAACGCTTTCCTCCTCTGCCTTCCAGCGATCTTGCTGGCATCTCCAGGAGCTTAACTCAACCGAGTGCGTTTGTCAACATCAGAGCAGCCGGGCCTTCGCCAGCGAGGTCAGGTAGCCGCGGACGTGGACGTGCAACTCCCCGTTCGGCAGGGCGGCTCCCATCTCGAAGAGGCCGCGCGCCACCGTCTGCACGCGACTCAAAGGGAGCGTCGCCATGCGCGCCCATGCTCGGAAGTCCGCCCCCCCCTGCGCATCTCGCGGCACGCGCGGCCAGACAGACAGCATCCGAATCTGGTCCGGCGTCAACGCGAGGATGGCGTACGGAGGCATATCCTGAAGAGGAACGGGTGGGGGAGCGACCGGGGCGACGGGAGCCGCTTCCGGTTCTGGAGATGGAGCAATCGCCACCTGCTTCTTCGCCTTACTCATTGCCCTCCTCCAGCCGCACCGGCTTCACGCCCAGCGCCTCTTCGCAGCGCTCCAGGATCACCGCCACGTACCCGGGAGACAGCTCGCACCCGTACCCAATCCGAGCCGATGCGTGCGCCGCCAGGATCGCGGTGCCGCTGCCGAGGAACGGATCGAGGACGAGATCTCCTCCGACCGAGCTGTTGCGGATCGCGCGCTCGAAGAGCGGGACCGGCTTCGTGGTCGGGTGGAATTCCGAGTGCGACGGCTTGTCGTACTGCCAGACGTCTCCCTGGTCGCGGGCTCCGCACCAGTACCGATCCTCGGCGCCCTCGCGCCACCCGTACAGGATGGGCTCGTACTGCCGCTGGTAGTCGGAGCGCCCCATCGTGAAGGTGTTCTTGGCCCAGATGATGAACGTGGACCAGTGGCCTCCCGCCTCGCGGAACGCGCTTTCCAGTGTGTCCAACTCCGACGAGGACATGCAGCAGTACACCGCGCCCTCGCACACGGGAAGCATGGCCTTGAACGCCGCCAGCAGGAACGGCCTGAAGTCCTCTCCGAGATCGTCGTTGGCGATCGTCCGGTTGGCGCCGCGCAGCTTGTCCTTCATGGTCGCGCCGTACGCCACGTTGTAGGGCGGGTCCGTGATGATCATGCGCGCTCGTTTCCCACCCATCAGGCGCTGCAAAACGGTGGGGTCCGTGGAGTCCCCGCAGATGACACGGTGCGGTCCGATCGCCCACAGATCCCCGGGCTTCGTTCCCCACTTGATCTGGAGCTGCACGCTCAGATCCTCGCGCGGAGGAGGTTCGTCTCCGCTCGATCCGGACCCTTCTCCCGCCAGCAGCCGAGTCAGCTCGTCGTCCTCGAAACCGAGAGACGCGATCAGGTCCTCGCGCTCGTCGTGCAGGTCGCGCAGCAGCGCCGTGAGGGCCGTCTCGTCCCAGGTCGCCACGATCTCGCCGTACCGGTTGTCCGCGATCATGAAGGCGCGCGCCGTGGCTCGGTCATCGTCGGCCCAGATCACAGGGATGTGCTGCGCCCCCAATCGCTTCAGGGCGTCCATGCGCTGATGCCCAGCCTCGATGATGCCCGTGCGCTCGTTCACCACGATCGGCCAGCGCATGCCGAACGTCTTGATGCCCTCCATGAGCCCTTCGATGTTCACCTGCGTTCGCGGGTTCGTAACGTCGGGACGCAGCGCCGCGATCGGGACCAGCATTCGGTCCAGGCCCTTCAGCACCGAGATGCTGGTTCCGGGCAAGTAGGACACCCCGTCTCGCACCACGGGAGCCACCGGCATCGGAGGACCGGTGAAGTCGGGGATAGGCGAACTCGTGTTCGCTACGCCGCCAGCATCAGCTTCACCAGCTGCTCCCGCAGGGCTCTCCGCACCGCTGGCTCCATCATCCGCGCGACCATCTCCGTCTTGCTTCTGTACGTCTCGTTTCCGAGTAGCCACTTCGCGCCGTCCTTTCGCATCAGGCCGAACTTCTCGGCCTGCGCCAACGTGTAGTCGAGATCCAGAACCTGCCCACCGTCCTCACCGGACACGCCCATGAGGTACCCGCCGAATCCCTGGGATGGGGCGGTCTTGTTCTTGAGGATCTTGAAGTTCATACGGACACGGCTTCCCATTTTCATCTGGAATTCCTTCTTCATGTCCATATCGATCTCGTCCTTCTCCCACTTGCTCGCCCACATCTGCGCGATGACCGACGCGGTGAAGATCTGCCCCTTGCCACCGGGCATCACCGACTTGTCGCCGAACTTGATGGAGATGCTCTCGCGCTCCTGGTTGATCCAGATCTCCGTCACCGGACGACCGTAGTCAGACCTCACCGAATGGCGCGCCGCCGTGACCTTCCGCGCCATCTTGTTGAGCAGCCGCGCCTGGAGTCCTTGCTGCCAGTTCTCGGCGCTCTCCTCGATCTCCGTCGAAGGCGTCATGGCTGCAAGGCTGTCGATGATGACGAGATCCACGGCGCCCGATCGTATCAATTCGTCGTGGATGTCGATCGCCCCCTCCGCGGAGTCGGGCTTCACGATCAGTAGGCGATCCGGGTCGCACCCCAGCCGCCGCGCCCACACGTTGTCGAACGTGCCCTCCACATCCTCGAAGGCGACGCGGAACTCCTCGTACGAGTTCTCCATCCAGCGCTCGACGCGCGCCTTGAACTCGTCCTTGCCCTCGTCGAAGTGCGGCTTCGGAACGTGGAGACCAGCCTTCACGCAGTCGCATTTGGCGTGTCCCATGAGAGCGACCTCTCCGGTCTTCTGGTCCACAGACTCCTTCACCTCGATGCCACCCGGCGGGCGCCGGTAGCAGTTGGCGCACAGCTCCTGAGCCAGACCGGCGAGGCGCGTGGCAGCCGTTGTCTTCCCGCTGCTCTCGGCGCCGCGGAAGATGGTGACGTGACCTGCCGGGACGCCGCCCCCAAGGGCGTAGTCGAACGACAGGGAGCCAGTGGTCAGGCGCGCCACGGGAAGCGGCTGCATGCGCCCCGCCATCTCCATGGTGCCCACGCCGTACGACTTGTTGGCAGCTGCGCGCAGGGCGGCCAGGCGATCGGATCGGCTTCCAGTCAGCCGGACCTTCTCCTTCTTTTTCTTTTCGCCGCCCTCTTCCTCGTCCTTGTCCTTCGCCATCAGGCAGCCCCCCGCAGCCGGTCGCGCTCCGCGGAGATGCGCTGCGCCAGGTAGGTCTCCAGAGCATCCACCGCCGCGGCCGCGTCCTCGTCATCGCCGATGGGGCGCGACAGGCCGATGTCGATCTTGTGGCTCTCCATCTTGACCGCCGCGTTGATCGTGAGGCCGTACTCGACCCAGACCACCCGGTTCGTGCCTTCGAGCGCGGGCAGCTCCTCGGGCTTGCGCTGGGACTTGCGGACCATGGCCTCCTCGCGCGCCAGGATCTCGGACACGAACGCCTTCAGCTTGTCGTACCCGGCGTCGTACTCCGCGTTCGGAACCGGCACGAAGCCGCTCCGCGCTCCGATCTGGATGCGCACGAACTCGTAGTTGCCCAGCGAGATCGTCCGTCCCGCCGAAAAGGTCAGATCCATGGTATCGCCTCCCTCTTGCACCGCACCCGGACCGTACTCCCGAGCCGCATCCATGACGGGCTTCTCCGTCCCCTCGCGGCTGTTTTTGTACGTCTCCGTGTAGCGCTCGTTCCCCTGCGTCTTCGTCGGCATTCAACACCTCGGTGCGGCATCGCGCCGCAGTTCAAAAAGCGTCCGAACATTACGGTATCCGCGCGTGTTTGTCAACGCGGGACAGTGACCCCGATGCCCTCCCAGCCACTCCGGATCTCGTGCGTGAACTCGCGATCGTCGGAGGCAACGCGGCTGCGCTTCCCGATGGCGACCTGCATCACCAGCACCATGCCCTCGGTGTACAGACGGTCCCCCCGCGGCGAGCGGAACGGCGTCTGTGGCAGCAGTCCGATCCGGGTCCAGTAGTTGATGACGTCCTTGGAGCGCCGGATCTCGATGGCCACGCGACCAACGGTGTACGCGATCGTGCTGACCCCTCCGACCGTGACGCGCAGAGGGGCACGCGGTCCGCCGGGGTGTGCCGGTGCGATCTTGCCTTCCTTCCGCAGACGCTCCCGCTCCCTGCGCTTTTTGATCCGGTACGCCCTCACCTGCGCGAGCATGGTGTCGCGGTACTCCGGGTCCTCGCGGTAGCGCCGCTTGCGCTCCTCCGACAGCTTGTCCCGGTTCTTCTCGTAGTACGCCTTCTGGTACCCGCTGCGATCCCGGTCGGGCTTGTCCAATGGCGACGGTGTATGCTTCAAAATGCTAGGCATGACAAACACCTCCTGCGTGCACATTACATTGTGCAGCAGGTTTTGTAAAACCTTTCCCGCCGAGCAGCCATTCCGCGGAGGCGCGGGATGCGCTCATCGACGACATCCGTCACGATCGGTTCTGGCTTGCTGGTGCACCTCCCCGCCCTCCATGGGCAGTAGTGCACGCACTCCGACGACGGTACGCACTCGCGCTGCACGCGGCCCGTTCCCTGTTGGACATCGCTGATCGGCGTGGTGAACATGATCACGTCCAGCGCCGGGATGTCGAGCCCCTCCAGGACCATCTGCTGTGTGGCGAAGATCGCGTTGGCGCTCTCCGCCCGGTCGAGGTCCTCCTCGGTCCGGTCCGCGAGCTTGGGATCGCCCTTCCGGTGCGACTTGGTCGTCGTGCTCCACACCTCGCCCGTGAACCACTGCCCGGTGTACGCGTCCAGGACGGGAACGAACGGCAGATCGAGGCTGCGCAGGATGCGACCAGTCTGGTCCATCATGTCCCGCAGGTGGTCCAGCCGCGAACTCACGACGATGATCTTGCGCTCATTTCGGACGGCCTCGACGATGTCGTCGACCAGTGACCGAGTCCGCGTCGCGTCCGCGCAGAGCTGGTTGATGATCTGCGCGCTGTTGAGGTTGTCCACCTTGACCTTGTACTCGCCGCGCGAGATAGCCCGGAGCATCGTGTCGGTGTAGAGGCGTCGCAGCCGCGGCCGCACCGACTCCGTCGTCGCCTCGTAGGTCACCTGAGAGATGTGGTAGAAGAACACGTTCTCCGCGCCATCCCGGCGCCGCGGCGTGGCCGTCAGGCCCAGACGGTAGGCCGACGAGAACTTGGGCATGAGGCCGCCCCACGTGGCCGCTCCAAGCCGGTGCGTCTCGTCGGAGATCACCAGGCCGAAGGTGTTTTGGTACATCTCCGCCGGATAGCGATCCCCATCGTCCCGCGTCAGCGACTGGAGCAGGGCGATCACGAAGTCGGGCTCCTCTCCGTCCTTCGTCAACTCGTACTCGCACTTGTCCTGCCGGATGATGCCGATCCGCGCGTCGGGCAGGAAGCGCCGGATGCGCTTGGTCCACTGCCGCACGAAGAAGTCCTGGTGCACGAGGATGAGGGTGCGCCGCCCCAGCCGCCGCGCCACCTCCAAGGCGACCACCGTCTTGCCGAACGCGGGCTGTGCCTGGAGCAACGCACCGCCCCAGTTGCCGTCTCCACCGTCGCCCAGCAGGTCGCGCAGGAGAGCGTCGATCGCCGTCGCTTGCTCGGCGAAGCGCCCAGTGAACGTCGCCGTGGACGTCAAAGGACGCATGGGGGCGCCGTATGAGACCAGCACTTCCTCGGTGTTGTTCCCGTTCGCCATGCTCTTGTAGAAGCCGCGTGGCACGCCGATCTTGTTGCGCGCTTCGTCGAGGCGATAGAGCTGAATCGGCTGCGGCGTCTCGTCCGCCACATCGCTGGTCTGCTTCGGCTGGATTGTCAGCCGGTCCACGATGTTGGATACCTGGCGAGGGGTCAGCGCCGCGCGATCGAGCCACGCGTATCCGGAGATCTCAACCTGCATTCGCTACCAGTCTTTGGCAGAGCGGCCGCCACCACCACCGCCGCCGCCGCGGAAGTCCTCATCGCCACGGAACTGCCCCTCGTCTCCCGGAGACGGACGGTTGCCGCCTCGCGACCCACCCATCGGGAGCTGGCCCTGACCCTGCGGCCTGCCCTGGGGCTGCCCCTGGCCGCCGTACCCGGCCCCCTCGGTGCGCGTGTTGCGCCCCTGGTTGCCACCGTTCGAACCGCCGCCCGAGTCCCGGTCGTCCCCGGAGCCCGCGATCCAGCGAGCCATCTCCGCGTTCTCGAACAGGAGGCCCTCCTCCATGTCGCGGATCGTGTAGCGCTGGAACAGGTTCTCCTTGTCCACCTGCTCCTGGGTCGCACCGTAGTGCATCAGGTACTCTTTCATGTCCTCGACCGTGGCAGGGACCACCTTGCCCACGCGCTCCACGAACTCCCAGTTCTCTCCGTTGGTCGGCGACTTCTTCCCCAGGCGCTGCGTGTCGTACACGCACCCGGTGAGATCCCCGCGCCGAGCGTGCTGGTCCTCGAAGATGGCCATCGTGCCCGGCTTGTCCTTGCCGCCCTTCTTGGCCACCATGAGGCGCCGCTGGAACTGCGACTCGCGCGCCTTGCCCTCCTTGTCGGTCCACGGTTCCGGGTAGAGGATCGGAGCCCCGCCGTCCTCGTACTCCACGTACCCCATGTCGATGACCGTGAAGTAGGCACCGTAGCTCGGGTACCACTTGACATCGCCTTTGCCTTCGCAGGGCGCGCAGCGATCCGCAATCCGGTTCTGCTTGAGGCAGATCGCGTTGAAGACGCCGCGCGGCACGTTGGGCATCTTGAACGTGCTGTGCTCCCACAGGTAGAACGGCACGCTGATGATCATCACGCGCTTGCGCGCGGGCTTGTTCTTCCGGAAGGGGTTCTTCTCCGGCTCCGGCAGCTTGAAGCGGTACGGGCCCCGGTTCCCACCGCCACCGCCGCCACCGCCGCCACCACCGCTGTCCCCCTTGAACTGGCCGTAGTCCTCCGGCGCATCCCACCCGTCGTGTCCGAAACCGCTCTGCACGTGATCCCCGATACCCATGGCTGGCCTCCTATGTGCTACTCAGAGCACCAATGCGGATCGCGGCGGTTGCCGCGCATATCCATTCTGCTTATCTTTTACCAGACGGAAGGAGTTTTGTCAACACCCCATTCAAGCGAACACGTGTTCGCCTCAGAACGGTACTGGATCGTCGTGGAACTCCTCTCCATCCTCGGGCGGTTTCTCCGCGAACTCCATCTCGTCGACCCGATGCGATCGAAACCGATCCTGCTCCGGGCGCAACCAGATCCCGCTAAAACGTTGACCAGTGCCTGGAATCTCTTCGGCAGGGATCGTGTACGCACAGATGGGCATGTCCGAATCGTCGAGCAGAATGCAGCACAGCAGGTCGAAGCGTTCCTTCCTCTTGTAGCTGAACCTCCAGCGCCGGAATCGGTCGGTGCGGGCCATGCGCGACGCCTTCACCTCCACCCGTTGCCCGTTCCACTCCCCATCGTGCTCGCTGTACCAGAACGGCGACGGTTCGAAGCCAGGAAGCAGGCGCGCCGCCATCGCAAGACCGATCTTTCCTCGTACAACACGCGGGTCCGAATCATTTCCACCGGTCGTGTCGTGCCGACGGGTAAGACTCATGTGGGCTCCGCGTGGAAGGCACTCCAGGTTCTCCAGTCGGTTGTCCTGTCGATTTCCGTTCCGATGATGAACATCACACCCAAATGGAACTGCACCGTGCGCCGCCTCATACATGAGGAGATGCTCTTTGACGAAACCATTGTGCGCGCGACGGTGGCCGGGACTTTTGACGCGAACATAGCCATTGGTGTCCACGTAACGGAAGCACGTGTTCCGCCTTCCGGTGGGACGCCTTGGGACATTGTGTCGGATCAATAGATTTCTTACCGTGGCAGGATCACACCCAAAACGATCACCGAGACTGGTCAATGTTTCCCCTGCGTCGTACAGGGCTAAGCATTGCGCCGAGGATGCTTCGCTAAAATGGGACATCGTCCTTGAAACCTTCCTCGTCATGGTCCTCCCGCTGCCCGAACTCCATTAGATCGAAGTCCCACCACACGTTCACGCTCTCCGTGGCGGACACGCCGCGGCGCAGCTTGAGCGGCTTGATCTTCAGCCAGTGGTCGGCCCGCATGTCCTTGTCCTGCTCCAGGGCGAACACGGCGTGCGAGTCCTGCCCGATCTCGTCGGCGAGGGCGATCGTGCCGAGCCGAACGCCGCCGCCCTTCTTCTCCGACACCTCGGCCGCGCGGTTGAGCTGCACGAAACCGCAGCCCGCGAGGTCGAAGCGCTTCACGGCGCTCTTGAACCAGTCCAGGGCGACCAGCAGCTTGTCCCGGCGCTCCCCCTTGATGCGGAGGTCGTACAGCGAGTCGATCGCCACCAGGCCCGGGCGGCACGCGCGGATCGCGGCCTCGATGCCCTTGGGCGTGATGTCGTCCTCGGCGTCCATGATCCACAGCCCCTCCGCCGCCTGGCAGATAGAGCTGGCCTCCTGGAGCCGCGGCATCTCGTACTCGCCCACGGTGCCCTTGATCATGTGCAGGTAGCTGACGGTGGAGTGGATGGAGAAGAAGCGCTCTGCGATCTCGATCTTGCTCATCTCGGGAGACACGATCAGCGTGCGCACGCCCTCCTGCCACGCGTGCCTTGCCGCAATCACAGCGACGAACGTGTTGTGCACCACGATGTCGTTCGCCACGAAGCTGTGCGTCCCATTGACCGTCAGGTCGTACACATCTTGCTCGCCGTCATCGGCCCAGTCCACAACCTCGTCCCAGTGGTTCTCCAGCAGGTGCCGGAACTCCACACAATCGAATGCATCCAGGAAGGCGGCAAACGTGCGACGACCGACGGTGTCCCTCCGGTACAAGTGACTCACTGAGAAGGCCGTCCGCATCCCCAACGCAGCCTCCATCGCACGGAAGCGGCGCGCCCGATCTGCTGGCGCGCATGCGGAGACGATCTCCCGCAGGCGCGCGGCGATGGAGGACGACATGGGCACGTTATCCACGTTCGGGTTCGACATCTTCGTCTCGTCCAGCGCCCGCTGCTTACGATGCACGATCGGATCAATACTGCTTCGGAACGCTTCCAGAGTTGACGAGTACACGCGCAGACGCCACGAGTCGAATACCTTCCCCTTGAGCTTGACCGGATTGTAGGCGACGTTGGACAGCACCCCGAAGCGCAGCAGAAGCTGCTGGATCTGCCGAACCATCTTCTCGGAAGCAAGCGTTATGCCCGTGTCGTGGCGGTCCACATACCCATCGCATCCCCAGAAGACGCCCAAGAACAGCGCCAGCTTCTCGTTGGACAACGAGAACACGCGATCGGGGATCATCTTCTCCTTGGCCAGCCTGTGCCCGCACCCGTATTTGTCGAGCAACACGCGCGCCGGGTTTGGTCCAAGATCACGTCCCCTGCCAAGCGAACGCTTCCATCGCACTGTCCACTCGCAACGACGCATTCCTTTCGTCTTTCGGAGTTCGATCCCGTACTTATCACAAGCGCCAGATACCAACGAAACCATCTCCGGATCTTGGTTCGAGAAGGAAACACTATCGGACGTGTATCCTCCTTCGGCAAGCAGCCCGGCCAGCAGGATGACCTCTTCGTCAGGGGGAGTCTCTGGGAAAATTGGCTCCGGAACACGCCGCACCGTTTCCACATGATGACCAATGGCAATCTCGTCCAGGCGACGCCACCCATCTACCGTCATCACCGGATGCTCTGGAGTTCCCGAGATGGTCCGACCGCTAGCCAGCCGGATCTGGATGCACCGCTTGCGTCCGGTGTACAAGAAGGCATCCGGCAAGACGGAGACGATGCGTCCATCGTTGCCACGCGACAGGACCATACGGCCATCGCGGACCACCTCCCGGATTGGGCGATAGATCCCATCGGTCGGGTCGAGGATGGGCGTGTCTGCGCGCACGCACTTGCCCACGCCCGGCCGCGCCACAAACATCGTCATGGTCTTGGGCCACATACCGGACGTCATCGCGTTGATCGTGGGCCAGGGCAGCGGCACGCCCGTGTATCCGTGCGCCACCCGGTCGTACATCTCCAGCACCTGGGGACCCATGGCCAACAAGCTCGCGGGCATGCGCGTCCGCGAGAGCGCCATCACCGCTTCTTCCAAAGGCGCAAACGCCGCGGTCAGCCGCTCGTCGTCGTGATCTCCGTACCCCTCCGCGACCAGGGCCTGCGAGCAGTAGATGACGCGGCGCACCGCGCACTTTTTCTTCACGATGTTCGCGTAGTGCTCCACGTTGGCCGTGGTAGCGCACGCCTCGGTCAGACCATCTAGCGCGACCGGACCACCGATCTTTTCCATGTCGCCGCGGGTGATCAGCTCGTTGCCCAGCGTCACGTGGTCGATCGCGACGCCGCGCGAGTCCAGAACCTGCATGGCCGAGAAGATCCGACGGTGCGATTCGATATAGAAGTCGCTGGGCTCGATGATCGATGCGACGATGGGGAACGCCTTACCGCTCAGCAGGATCGCGCCGAGGACCGCCTCCTCTGCGCTTTTGTCATAAGGGGGCACGCGTCCCTCGGACTGATACATCCAGACCCCTCCTACCTACTGAGCGGAAAACGCCGCCGCCATCTCACTCGCGACCGCATCCCTGCGATCGATCCCGCAAACGTGCACCGGCATCGCATGTTCCTTGAGCGAAGCCATCGACGACAGCTTCAGTTCCTCACCGAGCTGCTCCATGTTCATGTTGGTCGTCAAGATCGTCACCAGCATATTCGCATTCCGGTGCCGGATCAACTCGTCCAGCAACCGAGCGCCCAGGCCGGTCGAGTCCTGGGTCCCCTTGCCCACGTCATCCAGCAGCAGCACGTCCACGTTGAGAGCCCGATCCCAGAACGTCTGCTCCTCGTCGAACATCTCGCGCTCGATGACCAGGCGCTTCAGGTCGGCCGCCTCCACGAACAGCACAGGGTGCCCGCGGCGCCGGTACTCCTTGCCGATGCAGATCGCCATGCAGCTCTTTCCCGTGCCGTTGGTCCCGTACAGGATGAGGCCCTGGCCGGTGCGTCGCTTCTCGACGATCTGGTCCATGTAGTTCTTCGTCGCCGTCCGCGCGCTGATGCCGCCGACCTTCCCCGGCTGATCCGAGATCTGATCTGGCTGAGCAGTCCAGTACCGCTTCGGAATCCGCATCCGAATCAGGTCCTCCTCGGTCAGCTTGCGCCGGTATGCTGTCGTCCCTTCCATCATCCCCACCCGACGTCCATCGGCTTCTTGGGCGGCCGATACTCGTCCGAGTTCTTGTCCTTCCGCTTCCGACCTTCCTTCGGTTTGACGGGCACCGAGGCCACTCCCTGCACCTCCGCGAACACCCGTTCCCGAATCTTCCACAGAAGGCCCACGCCCGGAATCCCTCCCAGGCGTCCCTCCGCCGCCTCCACCCGTTGGTCCCAGGTTGAGCAGAAGTGAGCCACCGCCTTCTCGACCAGGGCTGGGTCGAACTGCTTCAGCAGCTTCTTCGCCAGGGCCATTTCGTGGACTGTCCACCACTCGTCCTCCGGCGGCATCGCGAACTTATCCCCATACAATCTTCGCAGTCCCTCTCGGAACCACCGCCTTACATCCTTGCATGTTATCGGACGTTTCTTGGGTTGTCCATCGTTTGTCAACGCCAAGGAAAACGACGGGACCTCGGGCTTGGGAACGGCCGCCTCCTGAACCTTGCGAATCAGGCGGCGCTCCGTGACCTCTTGCTTGGCCCCCTTCGTACGCGCCTTGGCTCGCTCCACGCGCGCTCGCAAGGCCAGCAGTCCTTCTCTACCCGATGCCATCACGCCCCTCAATCACCGTAATCTGCGCCAGCGAATACCGCCGCGTCCGTTGTCCCACACGCACCGTCACGCGACCCCACTCCGTCTTGTACTCGGGGCCGCACTCCATGCGGCACTGCTCCGTGAACTCCTTGGCCTCCGCATCGATCATCTCCAAGATGCGATCACGCCAGGAGGTGAACTCCTCAACGTACCCCACCCCATCAGGTGTCTGAACCTTGTCGCCGACGTACAATGCGCTCATGCAGCTGCACCACTTCCCCGCCAGCCCCGGTCACCTGGCGCCAGAGATCGTCGGCGTACACCTTCGCCCGAGCGCCTCCCAGCACCCAGTTGAGCAGCATCGTGAAGTACTCCGGATCATCTCCGATTTCGTTCTCGAATCCCCAGTGATCCGTCACGTAGTCGACTTCCCAATGTCCGGTGCTTCCCGGGTTCACCGCATGCGACCGGAAGAGCCGATCGCACCCATTCCCGATCGACACCAGAACGGTTCCGCCAAGCAATGCTGCTATCTGGTCCGGTAGGAACGTCGACTGCATCACGTACCGGGTCGAGTTCCCGGGCTCCCAAACGATGAGACCCACCAGGCCGGAAATGTATGTGGTTGTCTTACCGCAGGGGGGTTTGGACAGCATCGGCACCTCGCACCCGGATCGCTCGGGAGATCGTTCAACCGACGGAGATCATCGCTCTACTGCGGTCGGGAGTCAAGGAACAGCGACAGCGGGAGGTGAAACCCGCTCGCGCGCATCCGCCGCGGCCCTGGCGTTCTCCTCCTCGGTCACGTAGTCGAAGTCGATCTTGATCCGGTTCTTGCCCGCCAGGGCCGCCAGGAACGATCGCAGCGAGCACGAGAGGTGCCCGCTGCGGCCCACCACCTGGCCCACGTCGCTGGGATCCGTGAACAGCTCCACCGCCAGCCGGTACGTGCCGGGCCGGGTGCGCACCTCCACCTTGTCGGGGTGATCCACGAAGTGGCGCACGATGCCCACGATCTCCTTCGCCGCCGCGATCACCTCCGGCGTCACCTTGGAATTTCCCATGGGCAGTTTCCTTTCCCCGCTACGTCCGCTGCATCGCTTCCCGCGTACACTGCACCAGCTCGTCGAGCGCCGCATCCCCATGCAGGTCCACAAGATCGACGATCACATCCGTGTCCACCTGAACGTGCTTCGGCAACTCTGTCACACCGAGGCGCCGCAGAAACTCGGCACGCATCTCGCTCCGCCGCTTCTCGTACACGTTCTGCTGGTCCATGCGATCCTCCTTAAAACCCCAGATCGTTGCTCCGTGCCTGCTCCGCCGCCTGCCGGGCCTGCGCCCGCCGCTGCGCCTGCTCGCGCGTGAGGCCCAACCCCCGCAGCGCGTTGGTCTTCATCGCCCGCTCCCGAGCCTCGTGGAGCGCCTCCAGCTGATCGTGGTAGCGGCGGCACACGTCGTGCAACCAGCGCTCGTCCGCCGTCGGTACTGACCCGTGGGACTGGAACTGGACGCGGATCCGATCCACCCGCGCCCGCTCGGCGGGACGGACCTTCACGCTCCGAAGATCGCGCAGCATTTCATCAGCGGTCAACGTGCACCTCGATCGGCAACCGGTCCTCCCCCTTATAGCGGGAGGCCTCGTCGGTTGTCAAACGGCTTGCGCGGGGAAGGGGCGAACACGTGTTCGCGAGGAGGAAGACTAGGCGGCGGCCTGCGCCTCGACGTTGTCGAGCAGCGTGCCCGCGAGCTGCTGCAACTCCAGGGCGCGGTCCGCCGTCACGCTGGCGTCCTGCGCGAAGAGGCTGAGGGCGTTGGCGGCGCGCCAGATGTTGTTGCCCGGGGGCAGCATGACGACGTCCGGGGTGTTGTAGGTGTCGACCAGCGACTTCTCCTCGCCCTTGGTCAGCTTGCCGAGCTTGCGGAGGGCCTCGAAGGCCTTCTTGACGTCGATCTCGGTCTCGCTGGCGCGGCGCACCCGCCCCAGCTCGTCCTCGATGCGCGCCGGGTCGAACACGTTCTTGATGACGTCGGTCATCGCGCTGATCGTGGCCGCCGTGTCCAGCCGGTAGGTCTCCTCCGAAAACTCGAAGTCATCCGTGAGGCGCTTGCCGAGGTGCACCTGGCGGTAGAGGTCGTCGCGCATCATGCCGTTGAGGCAGACCAGGCGCAGCACCCCGAACCGCATCTCGACCTTGCCGTCGCCGTAGTCGCTGTTCTTGAGGGTGGCGGTGACGATGCAGAGGCCGCGGGGGTCGGTCGGGACCGGGTCGTAGACCGTGGGCAGCGCGACCGTGACCGCGTACTTCGTGTCGTAGGCGTGCCCCGAGGTCGGCACCGCGCCGAAGCCCTGGACCGTCTGCCGGATGAAGTTCTCGAAGATCGGGCCGGAGTCGAGGCGGCGGTACTTGTCGGTCAGGATGCCGCGGACCTCGCCGTGGACCGCGCGGACCAGCATGCGCTCGCGGTCCATGTGCTGGTAGATCGTGTTCAGGTTGAGGGCCATCAGGTCGGCCGCCCACTGCTCCTCCTGCTCCATCAGCTTGCGGTGGGTGGTCGCGCCGACGATGTTGGTCCGCTCGACGCCCTGCCCGAGCGCGTGCGGGTGCAGCGCCATCGTCTTCATGTCGCCGTTCTTGCCGATGTCGATCACGATCTTGTGGGGGTCGACCGCGCGGAAGTGGAAGCTATCGATCGGGACGATGTAGTCCTGCGGCCGCTCGGCCTCGATCCGCGTCAGCGTCTCCACCGCCTGCGCGCGCCCGTTGTTCAGGATCGCCTCGTACTTGGCCCGAATGGCCGCCACCTTGTCCTGCGCCGCAACGAAATCTGTCATGGGGAACCTCCTGGTTGGGGCCAGCAAACCGCTCGGGGTAATTCCCGATCCAGCGCCAGCCTGCAATCCCATAATAAGCCCTGGCGTGCGTTTGTCAACCAGGGAAGTGACGGGGGCCGGTCGATTTTTGTGGGGCCGAGATTCGGGACTCAGGCGATCGAGCTGAGGTCCGGGACCGCGGCGATGAGGAAGGCGCGGACGGCTTCCGGAGTGTCCAGGGAGATCGGGTACTCGCGCTCCCCGACGGTGAGGTAGAGGACGGGGCGATCGTTCATGGCCAGAACCCCGTGGCTTCCGACAAGGCCCACGAGCGGCTCCACCTCGCGATCGATGCGGTACTCCGCACCCTCTGCTATCCATTGAAGGGACGCCATGTCCTGGAACCACTCGACGATCTCCTCCGGATCGTCGCGTTCCTCTGAGTGGTACCCGCCGACCATGAGGCCAACCAGGTGGCGCATCACGCCAAAGGCGCAGGCATCGAAGGCGCGCACGGTCGTCCAGGACACGAACGCGTCGTTGAGGGGAACCTCCCCGGCGCTCTCCCAGACCGGACCCCATTGTGCCTTCGACGCAGGTACGTCATCCACTACGCTACCGTTCGCGTCCAGGGTCCTGATCCTCCCCGCATCCTGCCGGGTCCGGGACTGCCACTCCAGTCGGATCGCCTCCTCCGTCCGGACCGCCCGCACCCACATTCCGTTTGGGCTTCGAACGTAGTGCTCCAAGGGCAGCGCGCTCTTTCTCGCGGACATCGTCGTACTCCTTCTGCGACAGCAAGTGCGATCGGAGCACCTGCCGCCGCTTCCCCTCCAGGTCCACGAACGCCCAGAAGTCGCCGGGCTTGCATTGGTGCGCCTCGCTCCGCTCGACCCGATCCAGGTCGTCGCGCATGGCCTGCGTGTAGGCGGGCTTGCGGCACTTCGTGAAGCGGGGGAAGACGACGAACTGCCCCTTCCCAACGTGGAACGTCATCGGCTGCGACGTCCAGAGATCGAGGGCAGTCCGATCCGTCTCAGTTAGGTTTCCCTGGTTCCGTGGGGCCATCGATCTTGCCCGTCTGGACGAACCGCGCGCGCATCGCCGCCAGGTCGTCCTGTGCCTGCTTGTCCCCCGCAGCCTCCGCAGCCTTGACCTCTTCCGAGATCACGACGTCGCGCTCCGTCGCGCGGCGCTGCATGCCCTGCTGCATCAGCTCGCCCAGGTTCGCAGCCTCCTCGGGCTCCAGAGGGCCGTCGCACAGGGGCTTCTCCCACGCTTCCCCGGCGTCCATCTCTTCCTCGATCCCAGCGTTTCCGTACGGCAGGCGGGCCTGGTCCTCGGCCTCCGACTGCTGCTGCGCCATGTGGGCACCGGCATCGGCGATGCGCTGGCTCAGGTCCTCGCGCCGGGACACGGCCGCGGGGCTCCACGCGGCGCCCTCCTCCTCCTCCGGGATCTGCCCGAACATCCGGATCGTGCCACCCTCGGGGAAGGCCACGTCGGTAGACTCGTAGCTCGCCTTGGCGTCCTCCTCGTCGGCGAAGACCTCGATGATCGGAGGCTCCCCGTGCGGCTGCGGCGTCTCCATGACGTAGAACTGGAGGTCGGACCTCCGGATGTGCCCGGGAACGATCTCGTCGTCTGGCGACGTCGGCGCTGCGGACGGCGCGAGTCCCACCGGCATTTTGTACCCCGGAGGCATGCACCAGAGCATCGTCTGGGAGAGGTTAAGCTCCCTGTCGATCGACGGGTACAGCTCCACGGCGTCCGCCTGCGGGTGCACCAGCTCGTTCTTGATGCGCTGGAGGTCCCGCCAGGGCGGCTGCTTCTTGTCGTGCCTGGAGATGATCAGGTGGACGATCGGAACCCCCTGCGGGCTCCCGTCGGGGCCCTGCATGAAGAACCCGTTGCTCACCGTCCTGGACACGCCGACCACGTAGAGGTTGTTGCGGAACGCCGCGAGGATGCCCCGCTTCTTGTCCTCGTCCGCGATCTCGATGGGCATGAGCGGCTGCCAGGGGCCCTTGCGCATGGCCGCCGCACGGTTTCGATCGACGACCGGGTGGTGTTTGTTGTTGTGATCCTTCGCCATCGCGTCACCCGATCCGAGCGCTCACGCGCATGTCGAACTTCACCGGGCGGCCGTTGCGCAGCACCGCCAGCACGTCGATGGAGCGGTAGTTCTTCTCCATCCACGTCCCCAGCGCCTCCTTGTCGGCGAACCCGAACACGGACGCCAGAACCAACGGCGTGGTCGGCACTCCCGCCTCTCTGTAGATCACGGACCACGGCTGCGTCATCGCGTCGCGGATCTCCGACTGCGGGCCCGACAGATCGAGCACGCTTCCGAGCAGGTCCGCCGGGATCTGCAACACCAGCTTCGAACGGTCATCGACCACAACTTCCACGCTCCGGCTCATCTCATGCCTCCTTCTGGCGCTCGGCTTCGAGCGCGTCCATCCTGTCCATCAACGCAGCGTTCAGCCGCGCCATCTCTACCGCATCCATCTGCCAGCGCCGCTCCTCGGCGATAGCCCAGAACCTACCGATCAGCCACCCCACCAGGAGCGTCCCCATCAGGACCAGCGTCCATCCCCACCACGGCATTTCTCGCCTCCAACATCCGCCGCCACGCCACGATGCGGGTGCGGATCAGCTTGGCCGCCGCGTCCAGCGGCGACAGGGCCAGGCCAACCTCGGCCTCCATTTCCTCGCCTACGCGCATCGCCGGGTACCGGCACACGCCCGCGGGCTCGAACCTGGTAGCGCTCCAGGCCGCGATGAGATCCTCGTCCGCCCAGATCTCGCTCCCGAGCAGCGTGTTGACCTCTCGGAACAGCAACTCGATCATGGCCCGCGCGTTGTCGGTCTTGGTGACCTCCATCTGCGCGATCTTCTCCGTCGTCAGGATCTCGTCAGGACCCTGCTGGGCCGACAGCGTGATGTCGATGTGGACCAGCTTCCACACCGGAACGTCCTGCCGCAGCGCGTCCTTCTCGATCACCCTCAGGAACGCCACCTTGAGGTACACGTCCTGGCCACCGATGACCAGCTTGCAGGTGAACCCACGCAGGCCGTCCGTCGAGAACGCCGCCGCATCGATCTCGCGTCGTCGATCCATGGTCCTCCAGAAAAAAGCGGGGCCCCAAGGGAGACTGGATGTGGGGGGCATCTGGTGCCTCCCCGGGGCCCCATAAAACCTACCAGACCGTCTGCTCGCGGATGTCGCCGCCCATCTCCTGTACGATCCGCGCGATCTTCATCTCGTAGCTCAGGCTGCGCACGTTGCCCGGCCAGAACGCCCAGGGCTCCAGGCTCCGGTACATGAAACGCCTGTAGACCATGCCCGTGATCACAGCCTTCGCACCGTCCCGGTCGCTCAGGATCTCGTCCAGCGTCGGGACGCGGCAGTAGAACCCGATGCCACACTTCTTGTTCCCCATGGGATCGATGATGCGCGCGTAGCGCTCCCAGACCTGCTGACCCAGCCCCAGGTCGGCGCCGATGTGAGCACGCGCCTTCTTCCACTTGGGGTCCTCCATCACGGCCTTCACGTCGTCCGCCGTCCACCGGTTGAAGATCCGATCCGCCGGGACCAGACCCAGCCCGCGCGCTGCCTTGCGGCTGTTCGGTCCTATGGCGCAGGAATCGCCACGGCTCTCAGACCAGATGGTCCCCATCACCGCCCAGGCCGGAATCCAGTTGATGTTGTACTCCCGCATCCCAGCCAACACGTGCCGAGCTAGGAGGTCGGCCCGAGCGGGCTGCTCGTCCTCGGGCGTCGAGACGCCGCACTTCCACCACTGCTTGCTCTCCTTGCGGGTCTTCCGCAGGAACCCCTCAGCCATCCGGACAACCAGCTTCTCGCCCGCGGCGCTGAACGTGGGCAGATCCTCCTGAACCGTAACCGTCGCAGATCCCATCCTCTCGGCCAACTCGACGTCCGCCGCCAGCTCCGCCGCCATCGCCTTGTCCTCGGCCGCTTCGACCTCCCACGCCGCGGCATCCGAAGGCCCCGCCTTCACCGCGACCGCACCCAGGAACATCACCAGGATGGCACCAGCCATCAAAAGCATCGCTACTCGCATGATTCACCTCCGCCCGCCACTATACCACAACCTGGGAACACGCCAGAAGGGGTCATCAGGATCGCCCGTCCCGAGCCGGTGCCGGGACCCTCACGCCCTTGGCCCGCAGGGCCCCCTCGCTGTCGTCCTCCGCGGTGGTTGCCGTCCCTACCACCTCGATCGTGGCGCTGCCACAGCGAGGGCACACACCGCCCTCACGTTGCTCCCTGGTCTGCACCTCGGCATCCGGCGCCCCGGCCGTCCACCCGCACTTCTCCTCGTGGAGCTGCGTGTGGTGGCAGGTCCCTCGGAACCGATACCCCGGGCACGAGCAGGTGAGCGTGCCATGGAGCAGGGAAACCTCAATCGTATAGGACACATCCTCCGACTTGGAAGATGGCATCTCGAACTTGGCCAGGCGGCGCACGGCAGGGCACGCCTGGATCATCCGCAGCTGGCCCATGGCCTACCTCCGAGGGTTCCCCATGGCACGGTCGAAAACCTCGGACGCGTACGCCTCGTCGCCGAGGACCGCGTTGACGAAGGCCACGATCATGAGCAGCGTCTTCCGGTCCTTGGCAACGTGCGGCGGCAGCTTCTCCGCCACGTAGTGCTCCTCGAAGAAGGCCCCAGGTGTGAGCGGGAGCGTACACCAGCAGCCCATGGCGAACACGGAAACCATGAGGTCCCCCTCCGAGGACCCCAGGATGTCGGCCTCCAACGCTGTGATGGGTCGCGCGAACAGCAGCCAGCGGCGCCCGTCTCCGGGCTGCCACTCGACCGTGCCACCGCCGTCCAACCCGCTCGCCAGGCTGAGCTTGTCCTTTGTCCCCTTGTACTTTCCGATCGCCGGTATCCGCATCCTGTTCTCCTCCTGCCGCCGCATCTTGCGGTCGATCCACTGGGGAGCTTGCTCTCAATCGTTTTGTTTGTCAACAGCCAAAGAGGATGGAGTCGGCTGGATCTCGTGATGAAGACCGCGCGCCAGGCGGCCGCGCTCTCGAACCACCTCGTTGGAGGGTTGGCTCCCGTCCGGCATCGGCGCCAGCGCCTGCGCGGTCACCACGATGTGGTCCCACTGGCGGCTCTCCAGGCGCGCCGTCTCCTCGCGCGCGCAGCCCGGGCAGTACCGCTGCCGGATCACTACCTTGTTGTTCTCCGCGCTGTACACGTTCGTGTTGATGCTCAGCATCTCGTCACGCGGCACCCACTCCTTGCACCCTGAACAGAACCCGAACAGCGTGTGCTCACCCATTTTGACCCTCCTCCACATCCTCCCGCTTGCACTCCGCGCACTCCCCCTTCTTCGAACCGAAGGGCAGGTAGTTCCCGCACGTGTCGCACGCCCAGTTGATCAGGCCGCCGTCGCGCGCCAACTTGAACTCCAGCTCATCGCAGCAGATGGTATCGTCCGGCTCGATGCACCGCGTCTGCACGGTCACCTCGACGTACCGCTGAAGCGTCTTCCAGACCAGGCGCTTGAGGTCGACCGCCATCTGCTCCGGAGACCAGCCCGAACCGATGCTGCCGTCTCCGTGCCCCCGCACCTCCAAGATGCCCCGCTTCCCGGGCTGCGCGAACCCTTCTTCGTGCTTGAGGTCGAAGGGCCAGAACTCCTCCAGCGCCTCCTCGACGGCCCACGCCTCGTCGAGTGTAGCGACCTGCACGTCCACCCAGACCCGGTACTCCTTGCTCATCCCGCCTCCATCCCCGCATCCCACAGGGGATCTACACGTAGTATCCACAATGCGTTGTGTTTGTCAACAGCCTGCACACCTGGCCACCGTGGCGCCCACGAGGAATGCGATCAGGAAGATCGCGGACCAGCGGTACGCCAGCTCGCGGCCGCGCTCCTCCTCGGCCTCGTACGGCAACTGAAGTGGCTCACGATCACGCAGCATCCGACTCCTCCTTCTCCGCCTCCCGCACGCACGCCTCGCAGGCGCGCGCGGGCTCCGCGGCGTTGAACCGAGTATGCCGCACCTGCACGTCGGGGAAGATGCGAAGCTGTCCCAGGGGCAACACGGCGCCGCACACGAGGCAATCCGCCGCCCGCCGTCCAGTCGACCAGCGTCGCACGCGGAGCGCCAGCAGCTCTTGCCTTGCCTGGCAGCACGCCTTGTACTTCCGTCCGGAACGGCACGGGCAGGGATCGTTGCGGCCGATCTTACTGGATGCGGTTGCCATTGATGATCGGCAGCAGGTCCTCGGGCTCCATCCCCCGGGCCTTCTGCTCCTCTTCCTGGGCGTCCAGAACGTCCTGCCGGTTGCGCTGCGCCTCCAGGATCTGGTGGCCCAGGTCGCAGTCCGCCTCACCGAAGTCGAGGAGCAGATCGGTGAGCGCCTTCACCTCGCCGCTCAGCACGGCGATGGCCGTCTGCGTGTCGCTCCCCATCGACCCCTCCAGCTTGGCGTTGAGGGCCGCGGTGCGCTCCAGCAGCCGATCCCGTGTGATTTTCCGATAGTCGATCATGCCACAATCCTCCCTCCGGACATCGCGACCGGCATCTGTGGGGATATTAACTCAGCGGTGTGCGTTTGTCAACAGGCTATCGCTCGATGCCGTAGACGTCGTCGATGTTGACGACCACGGCGGGCTCCCCGTTGACCTGGACGTCGGACCCCGCGTACTTACCCACGAGGATGCGGTCGCCGATCTTGACCGGCTCCGTGCCGGGTCCGATGCCGATCACGTTGCCCCACGTCGGGCTCACGGAAGCCGAGGTGGGCTTGATGATCCCGCCCGGCGTCCTCTGCTCCACGGGCTTGTCGCGCTGCATCAGGATGAACTTGCCCAGCATCTGCACGTTTTTCTTCGACTCGTCAGCCATCAGCGTCCCTCCTTGTAGGCCAGGCACTTGCGGCCCAGCTCGATTACCTGTCGGATCTCCTCATCGGTCAGCTTGCTCGCCATCAGCTTGCAGCCCTTGCGCTTGCGCGCGTCGGCCATGAACAGGACCTCGTCGACCGTCAGCGCCGCGGCGCCGACCTCCTCCGCCAGCCCGAACGCCTCCAGGGTGGAGTTGACCGTGTGCGCCATGGCCGCTACTCCTCGAACGCCCAGCTCTCCAGGTTGGCGCCCGCTTCCTGGTCCACCGTCACCGGCCCCGTCACGGTCCCGTGGTACTTGTCCGCGATCTGCTGCGCCCTCGTGGCGTCCGAGTAGGCGCCCCAGGTCCGCACGTGGAACCCGATGGCCTGCCCCGTGGATAGCTCTTCTCGTGCCTGCGTCGTCACGATCCAGATCTGCATGTGGACCTCCTTGTAGCGGGGGCGTGATTCGAACACGCGACCTTCAGGTTATGAGCCTGACAAGCTACCATCTGCTCTACCCCGCCTTGTTTTCGGAACGGTTGGATTTGAACCAACGGCCCCAGCGCCCCAAACGCCGTGCTCTACCAGACTGAGCCACGTCCCGATTCGCAAAAGCGAACACGAGTTCGCATACTACCCGTTTCGGATCGTTTGTCAACTTGCCCGTCGCTTTTTCCCGCGCAGCAGGTTCAGGGCGCGCAGCCGCCGGTACTTGGCCGACATCACGCGGAGCACGGCCTCTGGGCGCCACGCGTGCCCCGTCCACTTGGCGTAGCCGTAGTGCCCCTTCATCTTGTCGTTGAGGTAGCGCCCGGCGCTGGGGGCCTTCTGAAAGCGCGTCCAGACCATGCGCGGCACCTTGACGTAGCGGTACAGCGCTCCCGGCTTCGGGCGGCGCCCTCCGTCACCCGCGCGGAAGCGAACGAACAGCATGCGCGCCTGGTCGTCGTAGCCGATCTCGTAGATCGTGCTGCTCTCGACCTTCGTCATCGCGGGCATGCCCTCGGGATCATCTGGGAAGCGCTGTGGCATGGTTCCATCCTACTACGGGGCGAGCCCCGATCTCAATCTCCGAAGTGGGCAAAAGCGACATGAGAATTGACGGGTCAGGAAACATTAACCAGCTCCTCGATTATTCGCTCAACCTTGTGGATGTCTCGGTAGGCTATTCGCGTCAGAGTAAACCCGTTTGTCAATGCGAAGTGATCCTTGATCTTGTCGTTCTCAACGGTTGCCCGGTAGGCTGCGACACCACCCCATGAGGCAACGGGCGTTACGTGCTGCTCTCCATCAAACTCTACTAAGTGATGAATGCTCCCGACTGAAAATGCAAAATCAAACGGCAGCATGTTGCCTTTCTTTGAGCGACATTTTGTGATCCTAAACTGTCGCTGGTATGGAAGTCCCAATCGCTCCAGTGTTCGGCAAATACGCTCCTCTCCTTTTGATAGCGCACACCGAAGGCATCCTCCGTTCTGGAGATGCGCACGGGCGACCTGAGTGAACGCCCCGTGCTTTTTGCAAATTATCACAACTGGATCAAGTCCTCCCGTGTACTTAACCAGCGAGTAGTCGAACCTGCTTCCCCACAGCCTACTGGCTTTAGCGACCCACGCGGATTGCGACATTGTATTTGCTTTGGAAAGAACTGCCGCCATGCACCTGGGGCACCCTCTTCCTGCTATGTGATGGTACGCCTTTTGCCTGAATGCTCCATGATCTGGGCATGTGATGGTCACGAGCCCGGACATTTTTACGTAGTCTGAATACGTGTACTTCCCGTGGTGTGCAATAGACGCCCTCCGCGTGAACTCACGCTCGGGTGTTGACTTCGCCTTGGAGAAGGAACACGCGGAGCACGCCTTGCATCCTCCGCGTTTTTGTAGGTGAACCCGAGCCTCAACCGTAAATGGCCCGTGTATCCTACACCGGACGGTTACGGGACTAGATGCTCCAGCATATTCCGTGCTGTCGTAGTCGAACCTATCGCCGTGCTTGAGTTTGGCCCGTGCGACCCAATCAGCCGTGGTTAGTTTTGCCATACCACTACACTGCCACATATCCACCGCAATGTCAAACTGGGAGCGGCTTCGGGATGTTGGGGTGCGTGAGGATCTTCGGGTCCGCCACGAACGCAGGAGCTGGCACCGGCGCCGGAGGAGGAACCGGACGGGGCTCCGGTCGGACGGCCTCGGGCTTCGAGTCGTTCTGGATGAACTTTCCGATCATCTACGGCAACCTCTCCAGGTTCCACTTCTCCACGCCAGCCTCCTCGGCGCTCGCGTACTGCATGGACCACTGGTTGCCGAAGCGCCGGAACATCTCCTGCCGAGCCGAGTCGCACGTCCCGGAGATCACGGCGTAGTGGCCAGCGTGCGCCTGCCCGCAGCCGAACGTGAAGTACCAGTCCTGATTCTCCGTCTTCTCGACGAATTCCACGAACTGCTCCTTCGACACCTGGATCTTGCTGCCGTCCGTGGCCGGGATCAGATGCAGCATCGGCTTGTCGTCAACACCGTGATGCTTCAGCATGCACGTCTCGCAGCGCAGCGGACCTCCGTCCTTGCCGTAGAAGTCGAACTGCGGAGTGCAGACCCGCGTGATGCCGCAGTCGCAGCACTTGCAGACCTTGTGCGCCCTGTTCGGACCGTCGTGCGTGATCGTTTCCTCTTCGTTCATCTCTCCGACTCCTGTCCCTGCGCCAGGTCCTCTTCCCCGCGCAGAATGGTCAGCGCGTCCTGGTAGCGCCGCGCGATCGTCTGCTCCTCGGGCGGCAGCTCGTGGAGCCGTCCCAGGTTGTCGAATATGTCCTGGACCTTCACGGCGAATGCGATCGTGTTCCCGCTGTCCTTGATGCGCCGGATGAACTCCTTGTAGGTCGGCCGGTTCGGCGCCCCCTGCGACGGCCGCGAGAGCAGCTGCACCGCCTCGACCACGGACGCGGAGAACCCCTCGCGCAGCAGCTCGTCCGCCGTCCAGGGCGTGTCCTCGATCACGTCATGGAGCACCGCGGCCGCCATGGTCTCGTCGCCGTGAACCGACACGCCGACCATGACCCGAAGGGGATGCAGGACGTACGCCCGACCGATCTTGTCGACCTGTCCCGCGTGCGCCATCACCGCGAACTGGATCGCGTGCTCCAGCGATCCGCGCTCCGCCTTCAGCCACATCATCCTCTCCGGTTCCATCGTTGCTTCCCTCCGTTGGCAGGCCAGCATCGCGCTGGAAATCCATCTCACCCGAACACTTTACCGCGATCCCGTGCGTTTGTCAACGCGAACACGTGTTCGCCCTACGCTGCGTCCCATCTCTCCCAGCATGCGCGGCACAGCTGGTTCCGCTCACCGCCGACCATGTGCAGGATATGCGCCACCAGCCGTGATTTTCCCGGAGGAGTGAGGCTGGTCACAACGCGCGCGCTGAGCACGCACTCCACCTGCTCCCCACAGCTCGGGCACTTCCAACCGATCGCGACCCCGCCGTTCGGGAGGCTGCTGGTCTCGTGCTCGACGGGGCCACGCGGCTTCGTCCACCCGAACGGCCACTTCTCCGGGATCGCCTTGTCGTTCTTGGGCCTCGCGCGCAGCACGCGCAGTCGATCCCCACAGATCTGCGCCCGCGGCTGATCTGCTGGCCGCTTCGGAACGGGATTCGGCCGCGTCATCTCCCGGATACGCAACCGTGCGCTCTCCCGCTCGTGCTCCGGCGTGGCCGGGTGATCAGCGAGTGCCCGGAGCTTCTGGAGTAGGTCCTTGCGCTCCATCGGCCGCCTCCAACTGGCGATCCACCTCGCGGCGGGCGCCGCGCAGGCTGTTCAACTCTGCCCGCAACGTGTTCAGCTCGGCATCGCGCGCCGCCTTCACCTCGGAAAGAGAGCGCTCCATGTACGCCATCGCCAGGCAGACGCGCTCCAGGACTTCGTCCCGCGCGATCTCCCCCGCCGTCGGTCCGTACGGATCTGGTGTCTTCGCCAGCTCCCTCTCGCGCTCCGCAACCATGGCGCGAACCTCGTCCATCGTGTACACCCGCGCGTCCAACATCTACATCCTCCTGTTCTACTCCGCCAAGAGCGGGATCTTCAGGATCTCCGTCCTCTCGTACTTCAGCGCGTCCGCGGCCCAGAACTCCGTCTGCGCCTCCGATTCCGGCAGCCCGCTCGGGAACCACGTGTGCCGGTACTTGTGCTCGTGCCCCATCAACACGATGTCGGCGCGGCCCAGGACCACGTCGAAGAACTGCTTCGCGTCGTTGAGGCGGCAGAACCAGTCCGTGTAGAACGGGTTGTGGTGGAGGGCCACCACGCTGATCGCCCGCGCCTTCTTCATCGCGTCCAGCTTGCGCTTCAGCTTCCAGAGGTTCCAGCGTCCGATCTGCCCCTGCGCGAAGTCCACGATGCTGCCCGTCCGCATGCAGGAGTCCAGCACGATGATCTCGCCGACCGCGATGCCGTCTATCCTGAACATCCACGGCGTGTCCGCACAGAGCGCATGCCGCAGCTTCGCGAACCGCCGCTGGCACTCCCGGTCGTAGAAGTTCCCGAGCAGCCCAAAGGAATGATTACCGGGAACGACAACGATCCGTCCTTTGAAGGGGGAAAGAAGGCGCAACGCATGCGCGTACTGGTTCTCCTTCCCATCATCGACGATGTCCCCGGTAACAACCAGGACATCACCGTCGCCCATCATCTCTTGAACCTGACGCAGCTTCCCCTCCACCACGCGGTTGTGCTTCATGTCCCCGCGCAGGTGCAGATCCGAAATGTGCAGAATCCTCATGGCATCCACCTCTTTCCCGTGACGACTCGGCTAATCTGTGCCCTTGAAATTCTGAACTCCTCCGCAAGATCCTTCTGCAACTCGCCACGTCCAACGCGCAGACGAATCTCCTCCACCATGGTTTCCGTCAGCTTCACCGATGCCGGGTTAGAACGGATTCTGTTCTCGCGAGCCGTCCTTCCAATGGGCATCCGCCCACGATCCCGGCAATCACGCGCGTTCTGCTTTGCATCCCCAGCGTACAGGTGGTCTGGGTTCACGCACCAGGGCCGGTCGCACCGATGCAAAACCATCGGCGCGCCAATGGCAGGCTCCGTGGGCCACGGCAAAGACTCCACCCCGCCCCACAGCAGCAGACTTGCCACGTGCGCACGGTAATTGTGTCCGTGCTCGCGAAATATTCCATATCCATCACTGCCCAGAGCACCGGTCCATTCCCAGCAATCATCAATCTGGCGCACCTGAACCTGGCGCATGAACCGAGTCCGCATGCCAGACTTCCGCATGGCTACCTCCCCACCCACTGGTCACGCGGGACCTCCGCGCCACCCTTGTCCACAGCCACACGGTTTTCCGCGCTGCTGCTCACCCGATGCCCGTTCTCGCACTGGCGCCCGTGCCCCTTGCGCAGATCCTCCAGATTGTGCGGCCCCGGACACCGGCAGGAACCAACGAACTTCCCGCCGCACACGGGGCACGGCTCACCGTACGGCCACTCCTTCTTCGCCCCCTCCAACTCCTCGAACAACTTCCGCATGGTATCCTCCTACAGAACCAGCTCCTGCTGGCCCATCTCGCGCAGGACTTCCCGGATGTCCCGTCCATCGATCCCGTCTCCAACGGTCACCCCTACCAGACGGTCCGCATCCAATCCACGACACGCTGCAATTCGTCAGGATTCGAATCTCTTTTCAAATTGTTACAACGCCAACAGACAAGGGCGATGTTTCCCACTACATATCCTTTTTCCAAATGTATCCTATCCAAGCTCGGAGAATCATTTCGCTTCCTGCCGTCATGTTTATATGCAACATCAAATTCACGACCACAACACGCGCAATTCCTCTGTGACATCAGCCAGTCTGTCAAATATGCAATCGTGAACACGTCTGCATCGAACTGAATTCCGTGCTCCGAACTCCGGATTTGCATGCCACCCCTCATCACAGTGGCGCGAGCATGGAAAGGATCTCTATCCTGCTTGATGCGTGCTTGTTCTCGTCTCTTGGGAAGTTCCAATTCTCGACGCTCTGCCCACAAGGCCCTACGTCTTTCCTTGTATGGTTCCCCCTTCTTCGCCTTCCACTCCCGATGATATTTTCGCCTGCAAACGCGACAAACCCCACTTATTCCATTTCTACAGTCGGGGCTAGGAGTAAAAAAATCCAACGTCTCCGGTTTCGCTTCCCCGCACTTGCTACACCTTCGCATTCCCTGTTCGCCCGGCATGCCTAACATCATGGTCCTGTAAATCCGATCGGTCAACTAGACATGCAGGGATTTCTGATCGGTCAAATTCTCAATATCCACACGAATATCATTCCCGGTAACGCCCAATCCTATGGTCGTCCATCCCGGACGCGTGGCGCGCGCGAACAGCTCCAGGCGCCGCGTGCCAGCCATCAGATCCTCGATCTCGCGGTACACCTCGTCCGGCTTCTGCGAGTGCTCGCGCACTTTGGCCTGCACGATCTGGTGCACACCCGCGCTCGCTCGCTTCGGGCTGCCGCGCACTCCCAGCAGGACCAGCTCCGCGTTGGCCCGCGTGTAGCTGCCCATGCCCCAGTGCAGCTTGCCGTTGGTCGTGCGCTTTTCCCAAACGAACGCGACCGTTTTGTACTTGAACCCGTACGCCGCCATGACGCGCAGCGCCACGTCGATCTGCGGACACGTGGCCCACAGGAAGAGCGCGCAGTCCGGAGCGGCCAGCTTGCCCACCGGCAATGCCGCGATGTCGTCCGCGGTCATGGTCTTGTAGTGGAACCCTGCTCCGCGCTCTCCAGCCTGCTGCTTGTCCGAATAGGCCATCAGGACCACGGTGGGTCGGCGCAAATCACGTCGTATCTACCCACCGTGGTACCATCCTCGCTTTGTCGCATATCCCTGAACCAACCTTTCGAAATCCTCTTCACCCAGGGAACTTTTCGCCCAGTTGTACCAATTGCAAACCACATGAACATTCGAACGGACGTATCCGCGCGTAGAGTCGATCCGATCAAGGCTTGCAGTAAAAGGCTCCCGATACGGTTGCCCCGTATGAAGCCGACGAAGCGCAATGCCCGTCGAGTCACAACAAAAATCATTCTTTTCCATGAGGGAAAAAACAAACACTTTGTCGATGTCGAATTCCATTCCAGACTTCCTAGCACGATACCGAGATCTACGAACCATATCGGCTGCGATGCCACGCCAAGAATTCCGGTAAACATCAACACCACTCTGTTCGCATGGACGACAAACACTCCCCAGATAATTCTCGGATTTGTTTTCGATGAGCTTGTGCCGCATTCGAAATTGGGATCGATCCTTGATCGCCCCACACACTAAGCACTTTTTCAGTCTATCAACTCCGAGTTTCTCCCGCATGGCACGCAGCCCACCCATGGACTGCTGCATCACGCCCAGCATCCCTATCAGGTTCCTCTTTCGGAAGATGCTCACCGGCGGAATCAGCCCAAACTCATCGATAAGTTTGCGCAATTCCAATTCCACCGACTCCGATGTCCACTTCTTTTTCATGATCCCATCATACCAGAATTCCATTTGTCGTCAAGGTCCACGGAGGGTCCATCGCGATGACGTCGAATCCGCTCATCGATCCACCCCCTGGACCACCAGGGTCACCTGGAGCCGGTAGTCGTTGTCGGGATGCTTCTCGTAGAAGTCCATCTCGCGGATGCTGTTGGAGCTGGCACCGTGCGGGCCCGCCTCGTCCTGCGAAACCATGATGTCGGAGAGCCGAACCAGACGCTGATCATAGAGCGCCTTGGAGGCGTCCAGAATCTGCTTGACCAGAGCGTCCCGCGTAGCACGCTGCGCCACCGACATCTTCGCCATCTGATAGCCGCCTCTGCCTGCCATGCCTCACTCCTCGTCTAGCCCGTCTTGAACAACACCAGCTACCAAGTCCAGGTTCGCTTTATCGCTCCACGCTGGAGCATTCTCCGGCAGCAGAGCGCCACCGGAAAGGCGCTCGATGAGCGTCAGGATGCGGCGCGCCACCGCCTCTGCCTGATCCTTCCGCTCCTCCGCCGTTTCTGGTTCATCCCCTACAATCCCATGAAACTGCGCCGACTTCAACCCGAGCACGTCCATCATGACCTGATCGTACCCCGTGTTCGACACGCAGTAGTAGCTCTGCACCTCGGTCATATCATCGGGAGCGCCCACGCGCGCGATGCGCGTTTCGCACTGTCCATGCACGGCCGGGGCCCAGTCCAGCTCCGCCATCACCGAGCAGGTTGCCCGTGTCTGAAGTCCGTCGAGTCCAGCCGCGGTGCGCAGAGAGAGATCGGCGACCAGGGCATCTCCGTCGATGAACCGATCCAGCGCGGCGTCCTTCTGCTTCTCCGTCTCGCGACCCGTGAGAACCGAGATCTTGAAGTCCGCGAGCTTGTCGATGAGGATGTCGTGCACGTCGTGATGCCAGGCGAACACCAGCGGTCTCTCCCCGGCCGCGATCAGTGACGCCACGAAAGCAGCCACAGCGGGCGCCTTGCACACCCCCGCAGCATGACGCGATCTCCGGTCGATGTCCCGCGCCACCCTCCCGCGGTTGAACCACTCCAAACCCTTGTACCCGCGAGCCTGCTCTACCGCCGCCTCCATCATCTTGGCGTGGAGCCCCTCGTCGTGCTCCAAGTCCTGCACGTGTCGGACCACGCGCGGCATCTGCGGCCGCACCTCGGTCCAACGCCGCCGCAGCAGCAGGCCCTCCCGCCGCAGGTAGTCGCCGAGCACGTCCGGTTGCGCTACCACCTTGTTCCCGTACCCCGTACACCACTCCCGAGAGAAGGCCTCCGCGGAGCCCAAGCAGTTGAAGTCGAGGGCGTTCGTCACCGACCAGATCTCCGTGCCGTACCCGTAGATCGGCGTCCCGGACAGACCCCACACGCTCGTCGAATCGGAGGACAGCAAGGATGCTGCCGAGTACTTGCCCGTTCCTGTGTGCCGTAGCTCCTGCACCTCGTCGAAGATCGTCACCGGGAACCCGTGCTTCAGCAGCGCGTTCTTCCACGGCGCCAGCAGCCCGTAGTGGATGATCGCGAAGGGAGTCTTGGGGATCTCGTACGGCGTGGTCGTCCGCAGGATCGGCGCGAGGACCGCCCCGCGGCGCTTCGCGAACTTCCAGTCGGACTCCCCCTCGCGCTGCGGCTCCGTACCTGGCATGTCGAACAGCGCGCCGATCATGCGCTGCCACTGCCGCTGCACCTGCGTCTGCACGACCACCAGCACCGGGTACTTGCCCAGCGCCGCCGCGGCAGCCAGCGCCGTCCAGGTCTTGCCCAGCCCCATGCCATCCGCAAGGATCGTGCGCTCGTTGGCGAGCAGGAAACCGACGCCCTCCTCCTGGTAGGGGAACAGCTTGCCCACGAACTCTGAGGGAGGCCGCACCGCCGAGATGTCGGCGTTCGTCGATCGCCGCACCGCGTGCTCGATCGCGACCGCCCGGGCTGTTGCCAGAGCGTCGTCGCACTGCACGTCCAGCGGGTAGCGCAGCAGAAACCAGTTCAGGTCCTCGGCCACGCGCCGCGTGTTGTGGAACGCCAGGTACTTGCGGTTGACGTTGGCCCCCGGGAACAGGCGCCGGGCCGCCTCCATCATCGCGGGCTCCCCGGCGATGCAGAACCGGCGGTTGTCCTCGTCGTAGACCAGGGTGCCGTACCGGTGTCCGGCCAGCGAAGGTACTACCAGGTGGTCCGGGGTATAGCTCACGTCACGATCCCCGTTCTCCAAAACTTACCCACCTATCCACGACTGGCATCGATGGAGTTTGGTTCCTGCCCAATCGGGAGTTTCGTCCGCCTCTTTCGAGACGAGCCAGCGCTCCCAAGGCGACAGGCTGTCGCGGCCGAACTGGCCGCCCAATTCTCTAGAACCTTCGCTGCGTTCTCGTCCCGGTCATGGACCACCCCGCAAGAAGGGCAGTCCCACTCTCTGACGGACAGCGGCAGATCCTCCATCACGTACCCGCAATCGCTACATTCCTTCGAGGATGGTTTGAACCGCGGGTAGACCACGACATCGGAACCACACATCAGCGCCTTGTACGTGAGCTGCCTCCGAAACTCAAAGAATCCCATGTCTGCAATTGCCCGAGATAGACGCTGGTTCTTCGCCATCCCGCGCACATTCAGATCCTCGATGACGATCACATCGAACCGCTGCACTAGATTCGTCGTCAACTTGTGCAAGGCGTCCGTGCGAATGTCCGCAATCTTCTCGTGCACTCGCGCCAACCTCACCTTCGCCTTGGCCCGGTTCTTCGATCCATTCCGCTTCCTGCTCACCGCCTTGTTCAGCATGCGCAACCGCTCCAACGCCGCTCGCAACGGCCTCGGTCCATCGATGTGCTCACCTGTAGACAGAGTAGCCAGATGTGTAATGCCGAGATCCACCCCGACCGTGCCGTGGTTCTTGTGCACGATCGGAACGTCCTCGACCTCCACCAACACACTCACGTACCACCGTTGAGCACGTCGCGATACCGTCGCCGAAAGAAGACGACCCTCAAACCGTAACTCCTCCCGCATCCGGACCCACCCGATGCGGGGAAGGCGAATCCTCCTGCCCTCTATTCGGAACAATCCAGGAGTATTGTCAGACGCCAAAAACGAGTCATGGATACCTTTTTTCTTGAATCGTGGGTATCGAGTCCGCTTCTTGAAAAATGCTCCGAACGCATCCCCCAAATTCTGGATTGCACACTGCGGAACCGTCTTGCTAACCTCACACAGCCACGGGAACTGTTCCCGCTTGATAGCATTCAATTTCCGACGCAACATGCTTTCATTCGGTTTCTCGCCCGCCACATACAACTGCTTCCAATTTTCCAATGCCCAGTTATAGGCGAACCGAGCACATCCCGCTGCCTTTGAGAATTCCATCTTCTGCCGATTCGTAGGGTCCAGCGCGATTTTATGAGCGCGAATCACGAAACGCCCGCCTCCCGCATGACCAGATCCACCGCATCCCGCAGCACCTGCGACATGGACGCGCCTCGTCGTTCGGACTCCCCCCGCAACCACGCCATCTGCCGCTCCGTCAGGATGAACCGCGTCGGGACCTTGGGTTGCTTTTTCTTATTGTCCTTCATCGTGCCTACTGTATGCCAATTCTTGGCAAATTTCAACACCAAAATACTCAATCGAAAAATTAAGTCACGATCCCCCAGTTGGTCGCCAGCGATACCACCCGCACCGGCTTTCCGTGGGCCCCGGCGGGCGTGTGGATGAGGTTGCGCTCCAGGACCAGTACCACGGCGGACACCTTGGGCGAGGCGGCGTAGCGGGCCACCTGGGCCTCCACGCGACCGGTGTGCTGCTTCCCGCGCTTCACCTCGATCGCCACACCGCCGTCGCACAGGAAGTCCACCCGGCACCGCGGACGGAGCTTGACCTCGTGCTCGTGCTTGATGCCCGCGCGATCGAGAGCCTCTCCGATGTCCCGGTGGATGTGTTGCTCGGACACCGTGGCGTGCAGCCGCAGGTTGCCGAGAGCGGCCACGATCCTGTCCAGAAGTTCCTGCACCGCTACCTCAGAGACCGATCCTGCCAGGCGCGGACGCGCGACATCACGAGCGCCTCGATCTCCTCGATGCGGGGGTGCGCCGGGAGCGTCGTCTGCTCGAACGCCCGACGCGCTTCCTCCACCAGCCGGTCCGCCCACTCCTGGATCTGCTCCAGCTCGTACCTGCCCTGCTTGATGTCCACGATCTCCTGCGCGTACGGCAGCGGGAACACCAGGCGCCCGTACCGCATGAGGTCGATGCCCTCCTTGAGCAGGTGGATCACGTTGCTCGCGAACTTCGTGTCGTAGCCGTACTTCGTGAACAGCGCCGACCGGTGCGTGGCCTTGCTGAGCCGCTCCTCGATCATCTTGCACGCCTTCTTGGCGTACACGCCCGGCTCGAAGTAGAGGTCGCCCACCCGCAGGTGCTTGCCCTTCTCGGGCTCCCCGACGAACAGCCGGTTGTCCCGGAACTCTCCCAGCACCGCGTGCGGGTCCTGAACCTTCAAGAACTCCAGCGCCCCCTGGAGCGCCGCGTAGTTCTCTGGCTTGATCCGCATCTTGTGGCGCTGCCCGTCCGCGTACTTCACGAAGCGGTGATGGCCGCCCTTGTGCGGGAACAGGTGCGCGTGGTTCAGCAGGTCGCGCCCGAAGTTCTTGGGCTCGTCGAGCAGCACGTTTTCGTCGTTGGCGAACAGCAGGTGCATGATGTTCGGGTTGTTCTCCATCGCGAGCTTGATGAAGAAGCGGTACTCGTAGTACGTGCAGTCCACCGCATCAGCCGTGTTGCGCCCGCTCTCGTCCTTGGCGGCCACGTCCTCTTTCAGCGTCTCGCACTTGGCAAACCCGTAGACCATCTGCGGCGCGGGCATGAAGATACCCGTGAGGTCCAGGTCGCTCTCCGGCGTGTTCGTGCCGAACAGGTGCGACCCGCACCGGATCTTCAGGACCAGGTTGTCCTTCACGATCTTCTCGTAGTTCATGCGTCCCTCCCCGTGATCGGCGGGAATTCCCGCGGCCACACATGCTGCGACATCACCTTGATCACGCTGTCCTTGACGAACAGCGGCACGCCATGGTCCGCACACCACTCCCTGATGCGATGGGCCGTGTGGATGGGATAGAGCGGACGCGTGCCAGCCCCCGTCTGGAAGCCCATCACCACCCAGTCCAATCCCGCCAGGCAGGCCGGGTCGAACGCCGGGTCCAGCAGCGGCTCCACGCTCGCCCAGAGCTTCCCAGGCCGGGTCCCCCACCGCAGCATCGCGTCATCGCGCACGCGGGCCAGCAGCGCCCCAGCGCGCCAGCTCGACGCGTTGTCCGTCAAGCTCACGCCGAGGTGCATGCTCTGCGGCCACATGATCCCGGCCGCCAGCAGGTCCGGACGCTTCGTCAGCGCCAGCACCGTGTGCCCCCGATCCGCGATCTCGGCCGCGAAGTGCGCCGTCTGCGCCTGCACCTGATCGGACAAGATCCGGGCTCCGCCGGACCAGTCGAGGGCCAACGCCTCTCCCTCGAAGCACATGTCGCCCATGCTTCCCACGAAGATCCGCTTCGGCTTCCGCGACCACGTGAAGCGCATCATCTCGCGCTCGTACACGCTGGCGTGGAAGGCAGGCGCAAAGGGATCGCCCCCGCTGGTTGGGATGTGCGGGTTGCCGCCCGTCAGCGCCGCCACCACGTTGTACGCCGTTCCATCCACGTGGCCGAGCCGCCACGCCATGCGCCGGGCATAGCAAAACTCGCACCCCTGACGGCATCCCGTGAAGAAGTTGATCGTCTCATCACACCAGTCGATGCGGGTCCGCGCCATCCTGTCACCCGTTCAGCGGCGCATCCGTCTTCAGGATGCACTTCCCGTTCTTCGGATCGCGGCCGCGGATCTCGCACTCCAGCAGCCACAGCATCTTCGTGTACTTCGCCGTCTCGCCCGTGTTGCTCCAGCAGCACATCAGCGCGATGAACGGCATGATCGCGATCAGCACGCCCACCAGGAAAACGATGATCCCGAATCCCAAACCGATGCCTTCCATAACCCACTCCCTCTCGCGCTATGCGCGTGTTTACAGCCGAGCTGCCAGCCACTTGATCGCGACCTGCGACTCCGGCGTGACGATGCCGCCCTTGCGCACGATCGCGGCAGCCTTCGTCAGCCACTCTCCCGCGAATGCCAGGTCGTCTTCGGTCAGGTTGTACGATCCCAGCTTCTTGACGATCGACGACGGCGTCGGGCACTTCCCGGTGAACCAGTACACCATCTCCATGGACGCCCGGTAGCACTCGCACTCCGACAGCGTGCGCTTCGAGCTGTCCAGGCAGTAGTCCCACGCGAAGTCCGCGCTGTGGAACTGCCGCACGTGGGCGTGCTCGTGCACACACACGATCGCCTGCGAGGCCAGCGGCACCCAGGACGGATCGCCCACCGAGAAGTTCGGGTAGATGCCGTGCCCCAGCGTGATCGTGAAGTCGCGCAGGAACTTCTTCCGGTCCATGATGCCCATGGCCGCCAGAACGACGCCGATGATCTGCATCTCGGGCGCCGTCTTGTCCTTCACGGTGGTCCCGTACTTCCGGCACATGTACCGCCAGAATGCGTTCGTCTGATCGCCAGTGATCGTGTGCGTCGTCATCTCGTTCCTCCCTGGTACTCCGCCCCCTTGGGGTAGCTCTTTCGGCAGGCCAGGCGTCCCCGCTGCACCTCGTCCTGCGCCCGGCTGACCGAAGCCTCCGCCTTCGCCTCGAACGGCTCGCCCTCCACCACGTCGAGCCACTCGAACGCCCAGAACCCGCCGCAGGCCTCCGCCAGCTTCGCGTCGCAGGCTCCCATGCTCTGCACCTGAAGATCCAGAGCGGATTGAAGCAACTGCGCCTCGACCCGCGCCTCATCCCGATCGACCTCCGCGTTCAGCCACATCACCGTCGTCGCGATGAACCCGACGAGCATGACGATCACGGACACCGCCGTCATGATCCGCTGCGTCCAGGTTAACCGGCGCTGCTCTTTGGCGTGATCGTACATCATACGCTCTCCGTGTTCTTGGCGCAGTTGGCCTGCTTTCCCTTCTTCTTGCGCTCCAGGTAGTCCACGCTGACCAGCTTGAGGATCACCCGCCCGCACTCCGGATCGCGCCGCGGCGTCAGCGGCTTCACGACGCAGCCCTCGCGTTTCAAGATTTCCTCTTGTGGTCTGCAACCAGCGTACACCATTCCACAAACTCCTCTTCCGTGTAGTCCTGCTTCATGTTGTTCACGATCTTGTGGACCCACTGCACATTCGACAGGACATAGGGCAAATTGCTATCCTTGCGATCCAGGGATGCCGTCTGCATTGCTTTTCTATCCCGATACGCACGCACGAATCTCAACGGAATCCCAGTCAGCGCACACTTCCTGTCTTGTTGCAAAAACAGGTTCCACGCCTCTTCCATCGTGAGATCGAAAACGAGATCCCGCACCACAGCATTGTACCGAAGTCCGTACCAATAAGAACCACTGATCTCGCCGAATCCAGAAAATTGCTTATTGGGTAGACGCTTACGACATCCACACGACTGCGTCTGCCCAAATCGCAAACTTGCCCCTCTCACCTCTGTAAGGTTCCCACACTCGCACAGACATTTCCAGACGCACTGTTTGCCCTTCCGATCCGGACACAACTCCAAAACGGTCAGGGACCCGAACACCTGCCCCTTCAGGTCTATGCGATTGTGTGCTGGATGTCGGCACTTCATGGGAACGACACTTCCTACTTGGACAACTTGATCTTCGGCGATTTCCTATTCTTGATGAACGTCTTGACTATGGGACGCTCCCGCTGCTGCGCATCCAACTGCGCCTCCCCGACATCCGCGATCTGCTGCGCCAGGACCAGCGCCCCGCAGGTCGACAACTCCAACCGGTGCATCACTTCGTTCGCGTCCTCGTACGACAGATGGACCGTGTTGACCCCCGCCGCCTCGACGAACATCTTTCCTTCGACCGGCTCGCATATCAGGATGCCCACGGCCCGGCGCTCGGAGATCGCCTCCCCCAGCTTCTTCATCACCTCGTCCAACTCCGCCTTCGCCTCCGGATGCACCCGGACCGCCTTCTTCCCCGTAGCCATCATCAACCTCCTCATGTTCTCAGAAGCGCCACGGCATCCTCCGATGACGCCTCGTACCCTGCCTTGTACCCCGCCGCGTACCCCGCATCGGCCGCGGCATCCTCCTTGGCGTCACCGCTGGCCGTGTCGAGGGTCCACAGCCTCGCCCGATTCCGCGTCTCCAGCGCGAACTCCTGCGACTGAATCCGCTGGCGCAGGTGCGCCTTCACCGCCTCGTCGCGCTTGACTTGGACCTTCGCATCGTCGAGCTGCATCGCGTATTCTCCGGCCCGACGTTCCAAACCATCGGAGCGCCCACGTTCATCAAACAAAAGTCTCTCATGTATCCCTACAAGCTCCCGCGCCACTGCGAGTTCAACTTCGAGTCGCTTGTTCTCTGCTACAAGTCTTGACCGATCAGCATTTGCCTTCGTCGTCGCTTCTGCGGCTTCGGCTACGCTAATCGAGAACAGCGGCTGTCCGACATTAGCTATCTCGTCGCGTATCGCTGCTCGCCATGACTCCTTCGAGACGTCATCGAGAACGTCCCAGTGCATCCTCGGATCGGACGCGGCCACGAACAGCGCGGATGCCGCCTGTTCCACTCGTTTCGCGTAGTCGGCAAGCTGTTCCTGAATCACCGCGTCCGTGTGCTCCCCCAACCGTTCCGCCGCTGCGGCCATGGCCTCTGGTTTGTCGAGTCCGTAGAACGCCAGGGCAGTAGCCTGGTCGGCATCGTCGTTCGGCTCGTTGCACTCGCATACGGCATGGTTATGACCGTTCTCATGTCCTACCGGAAGAGTACATCTGTCGCCATGTGGGCAGGTGGATTTGCAACGTCCACTGAATGGGTCTTCCCAACCACGTCGAATAGCATAATTGGAAGGGTCAAATGATATATCTTGCGTGTCGCTCACGGGGAAAGAAAAACCGTGCCTCGCGACGGTTTCACATATCTCCCTTCTCGCTTCCGAAAGTCGCATCGAGTATCCGTGGGATTTTCGCTCCATGACATCGAACCGTTCCTGCTCGTCCAGAATCCTCTTCTCGTAGATCTTTTCACGCTTCCGTGCCGCCGCGAGCCTGCTCGCTATGGCTGCCCGCTCTTTGCGCGCGCAAGGAAGGCACATCCTCTCGTCGTTGCCCGCATCGTAGGTCCTGGATTCCAGCCCGCAACGGCAGCAAGTTCCGATGGGCAGGAGCAGATCGAACACGCGCAGGCTGCTCTGGTCGGAATCGCACGCCGGGAATCGCCTCCGGTACTCCTCGACGGTCATGTCCAACTTCGCCGCTCTGTTCTTCTCCGTGTTGCAATCGGGGCACAGGCCGGGGAATGCCTCCGGATCGTCGGCATCGAAATGATGGCTGCAAATTGTGCATTCGTCGCTCATTGCGCACTCTCATCCTTCGACCTTGTCGCGATCTCGCTTTTCTTCTTCTTCCGGCGGTCCTTATCCCAGTACGGGGACTTGCAATGTGGGCAGATCCGCACCTCCTCCTGCTTCGGTATCCAGACATGCCCGCACCGCTTGCACTCCAACCTCGTGATCTCTACCTTCATACCTGTAGGTATACCCTTGACGGTGTTACTCGTCAAGCGGAAATTACCGCCTCTTCAGGTAGTCCACCGAAACCAATTTCAACTTGACTCGCCCACATTCCGGGTCCCTTCGAGGGGTGAGCGGGGAGACGACGCAGCCCTCACGGATGTTGTCCGCCCCCGGGATCGTGGAGTTGCCATCCGCCAGCATGGCCAGCTCGGGCGACCAGGCTCCGACGAACAGGAGCGGCGCCGTCGGCAGACCCAGGTCCGCGAAGATCGCGCGGGCCGTCACGGGAGGCAGCCACTCGCCGCCGTGCCGGATGTCGTAGAAGGCCAGCCGCAGCCCGAACTTGCTCCGGTCGATGCCGTAGTGGTAGCCCTTCACGGAGCCGTACAGCTCGCCGTAGAACACGTGGTCCGGGTAGCGCGCCAGCTTCTCCTCCAGTCCGAGATCGTCCGCGGCCCGCCACCAGGCCACTCGTGGGTCCCGGATCTTCCACCGCGTGTGCGACCCCGCGTGCAGCGCGCCGTCCACGAACACGAACCGGGAGTTCTCCCCGTTGATCTTCTCGGAGATCTCCACCGGCTCGCCCGGCTTGATGATCTCGCTGAAGCGCCGCATCGACTCCACGTCGTAGTGCACCGCGTCGACCTTGGGCGCCGGAGCATCCAGGCCGTCGCCGCTCGGCGGCGGCTCCCAGTGCGTGCATCCCAGCTCCACCATCACGTCGTCGCCCTCTTTCCAGCCGGGACGCGCCTTGATGAGCAGTCCGAACGACTGCACGCCGCGCAGCCGCTTCGCCGAGATCCGCTTCATGCCGTCCTTGGCCTGGTCCGCCAGGAACGCGAACTCGGGCTGCGCCACCGGGACCATCGTATCGGGCTCGACGAACGCCGCGAGATCGCCGACGTGGAAGTCGCCGATGCGCGCGCACGAGGTGTAACCCCACACGTGAACCACTTCCAAAGAATCCGCGTCGGGATGTTTGTCGATCTGACCGATTCGAACCACCTTCACCGCGTGCTGGCTCATGGCTCCTCCTCCATATCGTTGTCCTCCGACTCGGGATCGCCCTCGGCCTCGGTGAGCAGCTTGGTGTCTCCGCCGGGAACGCGGGCCCGCCACACGTCCAGGACATGCTGCGCCGCGCGGTCCGCCAGCTTCCTGGCCGCCGCGAGCTGCCCACCGCCGGACACCACCGCACGGGCGTACGTCGCCACCCACGTGTCCGCCGCGAACTCCTCGGGCGTCTGCAACGACGCCAGACGCTTCATGGCCGTATCCGACTTCATGGCGCACCTCCTTCCGTCCCGGAATCGGGCGGCGCGCACTCCGTGGTCAGCATGCAGTTGTAGCCGCCTGCCGGGTCCGCGCAGCACGCGAACGCCGCGCCCTCGATCTCGGAGCAGTCCGCGATCAGCTCCCACTCGCCGCCCGAGCTGCACATCTCGGCGCGATCCCCGCTGCACCGCGTCTCGTTCTGCGCGCACTCCTCGCAGGCGCCCAGCAGGAACGCCAACACCACCAGTACCTTGATCATGGGTTCTCCTCTCCGTCCGGCCCCACGAGCAGCCTCAGCTCCTCGCGGCGCTCCGACTCGGTCATCTGATGCGGCGGCCCATCCGCCTCCTCGGCGAGATTGTCCGCGGCGTCGCCGTCCAGGTACGACTGCTCGCACTCATCTAGCGACCCGGCGGGCAACTCCGGCCCCGGCTGCAACTGGCACGCGTCCCGCGCGCACACCCCGAGCCGATCGGAGAGCTGGTTCATCACCTCGTGGTACGCCTGCGCATCGCTCGCCCACTCGCTGCACCGCGTCCCCCTGTACCAGGCCACACCGAATGCGTGCGCCTGCTCGGTGGGAGACAGCCACCCACCCTCGATCCGCGACCCCTTGTGGCACACCAGAGCCCGCGCGTACTCCTGGCACTTCGACACCTCGCGCTCTGACAGCGTCGAGTTGTCCATGCAGTCCTTCCAGATGCGGTGATACGCATCCTCGCGCTCCAGGCATTCGGGCGGCAGCTGGTTCTCGGACTCGTCGTCACCGCAGCCCACGAGCATCAGCGCCACCAGGATCATCATCCCAACCCTCATCGCTATCCTCCTCGTCTCGAAGGCGAACACGTGTTCGCTCTCCCCTGTGTGCCCGACTGGACTCGAACCAATGACCTCAACCTTGTCACGGTTGCGCTCTAACCAACTGAGCTACGGGCACAACACCTTCATTCCATCTCCCTGACCATCCCGCAGCGTCTGCACCGCGGTTCGCCGTCGATCTCAACCCACACGTGATGCCCCTCGACCGCCGCCGACGCGCCGCCGATCACGACCACCTCGCGTCGGCAGGACCGGTCCAACCGGCTCAGAGCCGCGTGCAGCGTGCACGCGTACCACAACCTGAACTCGTCGAGAGCACTCATCGCGAAACCCTTTTCATCTCCGGTATCGCACCGGGAACCAAGCTCTCGGACCCTACCTCATTGCGTCGCGTTTGTCAACACCCGTCTCGAATCTGCGCGCAGGCTTCGATCGCACGCTCGCACGTCTCCTCGTCGACAATTTTGCATTTCCGCCGATATGTCATATGATGTGTCAATGATTAAACCTACTGAAAAAACATGCACAAAATGTGGTTCCAAGGGACCGTTCTACTTCAACAAGTCGATGGGCTGCTACCGTAGCCGGTGCATCAAATGCCACAATGAAAGTAGCCGCGATTGGGCGAAAAAGAATCCGGAACGGAGGCGCCAAATTGGAAAGAAACACGACAACAAAAGACATAAGTTCAAGAGAATTTTCGAAAAGTACAAACTCACAGAATCCGAATTTGACAAGATGATGGAACGACAAGGATTCAAGTGCTGCATTTGCAAACGCACACTCGATCGCAAAAGCCGACACACTGTCGTGGATCACTGCCACAAAACGAACCGTGTTCGCGGCATCCTTTGTCGAAACTGCAACACTGGGATCGGGCAATTTCAAGACAATCCAGTTCTGCTACTTCGAGCCATAGAGTACCTCACGGAATCAGCTTCCGATCCTTTGAAATAATTTCCTTGCATATCTTAACAACCTCATCGCACCGCTCTTCCGAGAACTGCCCGATGTGGCACTGGGTCTTTGGGATTCCCAGTATCTGCGCCAGCTCCATGTACGCCTGCGTGCGCGTCATACGACCCTCTCGCCAGATCGAGTCGAAGGCGTCGTGCGCCCGGATGCGTGCGCGCCGCATGCCCTCGGTCGCCAGCACGCCCAGCGGGGTCTGTGTGCCCGCGTGGCACCCCACGTACGCGCATCCCTGGGGGCACCGCCAGAACATCTTCGCGTGCAGGTCCGGCCGGTACGGGTAGACGGCCGCACCGGTCACCAGCTCGGGCTTCTGCCCGCACACGGGACACGCGGTCGGGGGTGGAAGGCACGCGTCGTTGTCCCGCAACCGTTGGACGTTCTTGTTGCGCGCAGCCTCCGCTCCCCGGCGCCGCGGGCACACGGCCTTGTGCGCGACCATGGCAGCTCGGTTCGGCAGGACAGCCTTGCAGCGCGGGCACGTCACGCGTTGCGACGCCCTCCACATCTCGGTCTCAATCCGCGTCAGCATCGGTGTCGGGTCGAGCAGTTGCGGCGGCCGCGGTCCGTCGAGAGGCCACACCGAGCCGACCGCCCGGTAGCCCATCTCGTACAGCTCCAGGTGCAGCATGCTGAGGGGCTTGCCCTTGTCGTTCCGTAGAACGCGCATCACACGGCCGATCACGCTGCCCTCCTCGATGAACTCCCACTGCTCGCACTTCGTCTCGATCTCACCGTAGATGATCACGCCGCTGTCGCCCTCGACCATGACGCATTCCGTGGGCAGCCACCAGGGACAGCCCGCCAGCGGACCCGTGAATGGCTCCACCCCCACCACGATGCCGTCCTCGATCGCCAGGACCGGCGTGCCCACCGATGCCACCAGGTCGACGCCCGTGTGCACGTCGAACTTGCGCCGGTTCCCGAAGGCCCCGTAGGCAGGCGGGCTGGGCACGAGCACAGGGTCGTACAGAGGGAAGCGCATCACCCATCCTGCGGCTTCGTGGGCATGTGGAATGCGCGGAACTCTATCATCTGGATCTCGCGATCCATGAGGAGGTCGTACACCTCCATGACCTTCTGCATGTCCCGGCCGTCGTGCGCCTGGAACTGCACCCACGCCTCCCAGGCCGTCTTGGCGTACACCGGGTAGTCGTTGTGATCGTAGGTGTCGGTGCACACGATCATGAAGATCGCGCCCTTCTCCACGCCTTCATCGAACCACTTTCGGAGATCTTCCTTCTTAGTGCTCATCGCTTCATCCTTGTCTCTGAACGCACCCTCCGCGCCTGGCAGTGGGGGCAATCGAACGTGACCACGTCCTCTCCCTCTGGGCCCTCCGAGATGTTGTACGGGCTCGCTTCGCGTGCGTTGAACTCGCGGCCGCACTTCGGGCATCGGATCAGCAGGATCACACGGGCACCGATTCGCTCTCGTGCTTCTCGGCAAGCGCGACCTCCGTGGCCGCCTCCATCGATGCGATCTCCTCCACCGTCTGGTCCCAGCGCTCGACCTCCTGGAACGTCAGCCCCCGGCAGGAAGCGTACGCGATCTCGCTGTCCATCGCGTAGTCCGCCGACGCCTCCTCGGGATTGCAGCCCACGGTGCTCTCGCATCCCGCGCACGCTCGCCCGCCACACGGGTCCCCCTCTATCACGTCCTCCAGGGCGGACCGCGCGCCGTCCAGGGCCGTCGACAGCGACCGCAGCGCTTCCACGACGTCCTTGCTCGGCTTGCCAACGATCCTCGCCTGCCAGGTCCCGTTCTTCTTTTCGATCCTCAGCATCTCGCACCTCCCGTCACGCATCGCGCGTGGCATCTGACCAGAGCTTAACCGATCCGATGGCGTTTGTCAACACCCTCGGCAGTCGCAGCCATCCGCGTGTCCGCGCTCGGGAGCGTCCGCGTGGAAGCTCTGCCCGCAGCCGCCGCAGCGCCGGACCTCGGTCAGCCCCTTGAGGAACTCGCGCCGCATCTCCGCGATCCGCTTCTCGCGCGGCATGAACTCGGGCAGGCGCGGGTTGAACATCACGTCCGCCGCGTGCCGCTCCTCCTGCTCCTGGGCCCACGTCTCGAAGTTCGGGCGCATCTCGTTTGCGAGGAAGTGGCAGGCCAGGCGGAACGTCGGCGCGTCCACATCGAACGGACCGCAGTCGCCGAAGTTCGGGTTGTTGTTGTAGATCATCATGCCTCGTCCCTCCTTTGAAGTTTCACGGTGGCCCACCCGATCGCGTCGTCCAGGTCGTCGAACTCGCCGTCCATCTGCGCCTCCAGAGCTTCCCGGAGGAGCGCCCCCATGTCCCTGCCGGGCTTCATGCCCAGAGCTACCAGGTGGCGTCCCAGGAGGAGACCCGGCTGCGGCTTGTCCTGCACCGCCAGGTCCCGCGCCAGCGCGACGTGCAGAGCCATCGGGTCCCCGCCGCCCACCGGCGGCCGTGCCCAGGCGTCCGCGCGCGCGAGCTGTCCCAGCGTCACGATGCTCGCCGGGGCCAGCCGGGCCGCCAGGCGCCGCACGAACCGCTTGGACGGCGTGGGGCAGCTCAGGTGCGCCATGTGCTCGCGCACGAGCGGCACGATCCGATCCCGGAACTCCGCGGGCATCCCGATCGCGTCGCAGAAACCCGGGCACAGATCCGCGCTGGCGTCCTCGTGGCCCTTGGCCGTGATGCGCCCCTCGGCGTCGGCCACCGTCGTGCTCGCCTTGCCGACGTCGTGGAGGAGCGCCGCGAAGACCAGCGAGATCCGCTCGCCGTCGTCCAGGTGGTCCGCCGTCGCGATCCGCGCGGCCGCGTCCACCGCCAGGATCGTGTGCCGCCAAACCGAGCCCTCGGGGTGATGCTTCGGATCTTGCGGCAACCCCACGATGCCCCAGAGCGAATCGAAGAGGATGTGCCACCCGATGTCAGCCAGGGCTTCCAGGCCCATGCCCGGGTGAGCCGAGAGCGCCCACTTCCGCCACTCGCCCCAGAGCCGCGAGGAGGGCAGAGTCGCCGCCGCGCTCCGCATGCCCTTGCACACGTCCGCCGTCTCCGGCGCCACCCGCATCTCGAACCGCGCCGCGAACTGCATGGCCCGCAGGGGGCGCAGCGGGTCCTCGGCGAAGCGATCCGACACGTGCCGGATCACCTTCTTCTCCAGGTCCGCGATGCCGCCGAAGTGGTCGATCACCTCGCCGGTCGCGCAGTCCAGCATCAGCGCGTTCCAGGTGAAGTCGCGCCGCTTGCACGCCTCGCTGGGGTCCAGCGTGGGGTCCACCGTCACGGCGAAGTCCCGGTGCCCGCGCCCCGTCGCGACCTCGCTCCGCGGCAGCGCGAAGTCCACCTCGTGGCCGTCCGGCGTCCAGAGCTTCGTGATCCCGAAGCTCGCGCCAACCGTCTCCACCCGCCCGCACGTGCTGAGCACAGACTCCAGGTCCGCGGCGCCGATCCCGTACACCTCGAAGTCGAAGTCCTTCACCGGCGTGCCCAGCAGCAGGTCGCGCACCGCGCCGCCAACCAGGTAGGGGAGCGCTCCGAAACCGCGAAGGCGCAGAACCGCCTCTTCCACCGCGCGCGGCAACTGGAATCCCTCTATCCGCCTCCACCGCATGTCGTCCTCCGGGCTCCCGCGGCGCATCGCGCCCCGCATCTCCACCTCATAATGCGCCCTTGTTGCCGTTTGTCAACACCCCGGAGGTCGATTTCCGGGCAAGATCGTGTGCGTCCACCCGGAACAAGATTAGATCTCTGCTTACCGGTGATCCCCCCGGCGCTCGGAGCGCTGCCCCCCTCTGGGGGGATTCGTCTGTGCCGGGGATCTTCGAGGGACATCGGAAGCCAGGAGGGAACCGATCAGGGGCAGCGGTCTGGGGCCTTGGCCCCCCGCCGTAGAACGGCTCCCCCCATGTGCCGGATCGTGAGATCGCGTGTCAAGCGGTATCTTTTAGAGCCCCGTATCGATGCCGAACCTTGTGGGTATTCGGAGAGGGGGAAGTCGCATGTTTCAATCGATCTTGAAACAAGTGTCGGTTCGGACGGGTTCTGTTGCTGCGCACACGTGTTCGTCCTCGGAGATCGCGGGACTAGATCACGCGCTCGAAGGAGATCACGAACACCTCAGGATCGTCGGCCCATCGCGCCCCACCCTTGCGCTTCCCGTTCAGGTCGTCCCAGAGGGCCGCGAACCAGCGCACGTAGCTCTGCACGCCGTAGGTGTAGAAGATCGGCTGCCCGCTCATCTCGGGCGCGCCCTCCCGTAGCGCATCGTCCGGCGTGATCTCCCGGAGACGCTCCCGGCGGATCGCCGTGATCCGGACGCGGTCCCGGATGAAGGGGTCGGGCAGGAAGCGGCCGGACCGGCGCCGCGGTGGTTTCTGCGACGCCATGCCCTCTCCCTGCCGCATCAACCCCACCGTCACCTTGGAGAGATAGTCTACCTCCTCATCCTTTGACAGCGGACGCTCGTGGATCACGCCGTCTTGGTACTGGCAGCGGAGCATCGCGATCCCGGCGTACTCCAGCTCACCGTGACCCTTCCCCAGCGAATGGAAGTACGGGCGTTTCTCCACCCACAACCGGTGCGGCTCCCCGATCCCGAGCACATCCCCGACCTTGTACGGGCACTTCCCCAACCTGCGCGTCATGGTCTTCCGGTCGGCCCGGATCGCCTCCCGCATCTCCTCCACAAACGAGATCCGCTTCATGAAACACGCTCCCTGCTCCAGGTGCGAGCCATCCCCAGACCGGACTTCTTGAGCGCTCGCCCGTTGGGGCACACGCACGGACCCTCGTACCCGATCCGATGCGTGCGCGCCGGGTTGAGCGACTCCGTGTGGATGATTCCGTTGTTTCCGCACAGCGCGCACAGGCCCGTCTCGATGTCGATGAACTCGTACCAGTCCACCTTCTTCGTGCGCGCGGATCGTGCCGCGTAGACCATCTCCTCCAGCTTGCTCATGTCGTCTCCTCCGTGCAGCCACAGACGGACGCGTACCCGCACCCCGTGGCATCGCAGGCCCGACAGATCCAGTCCTCGTAGCCGTCGCTCACGCGCCCGCTGCCGTGGCACAGCGAGCAGTCGTAGTGCTCGTTGCACGGGAACCGGGACCTGTCCCCATCGCACCGATCCCGCTCATCATCGCGCAGAGCCATCTACCCCGCCTTCAACTGCTGGTTCAGCACATAGGCAGCCTGGAGTCCCTCGTGCTTCAGCGGCTCCGCCACCCACTCCAGCGTCCAGTTCCCGGCCCCGAAGTGCGCGTCGTAGCGGTCGTGCTTCCAGTCCGATCCGATACCCAGATCGTGCGGCACGAAGCCGATGTCGGAGCAGCAATGCTGCGCCAACAAGTGCCCGTCGTCGCCGATGGCCATGGCGCTCAGCCACCCGGGCGAGCCACCGTTGCAGAAGCAGTAGATCGTGTGCATCTCGTCCTCCTTTACTCCGCCTTCAAATTGAGGATCGGCCGGATCTCCTCGACCACCTCGACCGTCGGCCCGATGGCCGTCCGGATCGCGTTCGCGTCCTTGTAGGCCGCGGGTCCGGACTCGTTGTTGACATGATCCTTGTAAGCATCTACAGTGTTCATGCCAAATGCAAAAAGGACATCATCATGATCTGTGGTAAGTGCAAAATGGACAAGAACACAAATGATTTCCACCAGGGCCAACTTCACGGCGGGTATTGCAAAGACTGCATGCGCATCTACGGTCAGCAATACTACCGCAACAACAAGAACCACCACTTGCAGATCACGAACCAAATTCGCCGAGAACGAAGCGCCCGGCGGCGTGAATTTGTCCAGAAGATGAAGACCATCCCATGCGCCGACTGCGGACACGTTTTCCACTCCTTCGTCATGGATCTTGACCATCGCAACCCTGCGTCCAAATTGGCGAGCATTCAATATCTGCTGTATTCCGCATCGGAAAAGATATTCCACGAAGAGCTGCTGAAATGCGATGTTGTTTGCGTCAACTGCCACAGAGATCGGGAACAGAAACGGTACTTGATCAAGCATCCAATCCCGACCCACTTGTCCCCTCGGCAAACATGGAACAAGGCAATAAAAGATCTCGCCAAGTCCAATCCATGCACCGATTGTGGAGGTACATTCCACTCGTGGCAGATGGATCTGGATCATGTTCGGGGTGACAAAGTTGGCCGCGTTGGAAGCCTCTCCCACAAAGTGTCCACCGATGTTTTGGAGCGAGAGATCGAAAAATGCGAACCTGTCTGCGCAAACTGTCACAGAGTTCGCACCTTTACACGCAATCCTCCCCGGAAACATCTTACCTCCTAGATCGCCTTGCAATTGAGAATCGGCTTAATTTCTTCGATAACTTCCACCGTTGGTTTGATGGCAGCCCTAATATCGTCTGCATTTTTGTAAGCGGAAGGCGCCTCGTCCAGCGGGATGCAGCTCGTGTAGATCCCTTCCATGCTGGCCCGCGCCGCCACCGGGTCCAGCTCCCTCTTGGCCTGAGACCGGCTCATGAGGCGGCCCGCCCCGTGCGGCGCCGACTCGTTCCAGTCCTTGTTCCCAAGGCCGCGGCAGATCCAGCTGCCGTCCCGCATGTTGAACGGGATGATCAGCCGGTCTCCGAGCGCCGCGCGCACCGCCCCCTTGCGGATGACCAGGTCCCTCGGGTCGATGTAGTTGTGGACCGTCTCGATCAGATCCTGGCTGCCGACGTCCAGAACCCCGAGCACCTCGGCCAGGATGGATCGGCGGTTCTGAGCCGCGTAGATCTGCGCGAAGACCATGTCCTCCACGTAGGCGAACAGGTCCTCGCCGCGCAGCGACTCCAGACCGCTGGGCACCGCCACCAGGGCCCGCTGCGTCTCCTTGTACCGCTTGATGCGCTTGTCGATCTCGTGGTTCGGCGACGACCTCCGGATCACCTCGATCTCGGACTGGTACTCGCCGGTCTTGAAATCCAGCAGCTGCTTGGCGGCCAGTCCCTGGTGGTACTTGCAGATCTTCTCGCCCAGCTGCCGCGACCCGCTGTGGATCAGCACCCAGGCCGTCCCGGGTTCGGCGCCGAGGGCCACCTCGATGAAGTGGTTGCCGCCCCCCAACGATCCGATCGATCGCTGCGCGCGCCCGTACTTCATCCCCACCCGCTTGCAGAGGTCCTTGAAGACACCCTGCGAGGCGCCCCAGTCCAGCGCGCGGAACCCTCCGCCCGCGAACCGGTCGTTCAGCTTGCGGCGTACCACGGTCATCAGCGCGTGCGTCCCGTCGTAGAAGGGATCGTCGTCCAGCAGCTCGTGGCAGTCGTCGGTCCGCACCTCGTGCGCGAACGGAACCCGGTCTCGGATCTCGCGATCGAGACGCTCCAGGCTGATGCCAGCGCGCCAGGGAACCCGCGCCGCCAGCACGCCGCAGCCAATGTCGACGCCCACTATTCCAGGAACTACGGCATCCCCGAGTGGCATTGTAAACCCTATCGGAGCGCCAGCCCCGGCATGGACGTCCGGCATCATCACGATGCGCCCAGTGAAAGCCGGGGAATTCACGATCTGCGTCAGCTGCGCCATCGTGGCACTGTCGACCGTTTCAGCAGTCACGGTCACTGTCGTGTATTTCCCTTGAATATCGAACATCGCCACCCCTCCTTACCATCCTCCAAAATGCTCAACGCGGTGACAACAAGAGCAGACCAGATCGCACTTCTCTGCCTCCACCACGATGGCCTTCCACGCACGGTTCACGAGCTGTGGAATGTTCAGCGCGAAAACCTTCACGGCAGGATCTCGATGATGGAAGTCGAACGCTGCACCGTTCTTCCCATCGTATTTCATGCCACACAGCACGCAGAAACCTCCCAGGAGAAGGATCAATTTGACCTTCCGACTTCGGCCATACTCCAACTTGTAGCCAATCCGAACCTCCCGATTTCGATGGTTCCACTCGCGCTTGTACTGCGTTGGGTTCTCGTACTTTCTGTTGTTGTGCCCAGAAACGTACCGCTTCTGCCTCCCGTACGGGTCCATCGACTTGATGAGTTCCCCGCATCCACAGGCACATGCGATCGTGGGAGCCGCTTCGAAAAGTCGCTCATTGCGTCGGTCCTTGCACTCTTTCCTCGTCATGGGTACCTCCAGATCGGAGTATACCACATCCGTTGTCTATCTCAAAAAAAATGGACGATATTGGTTGTTCGATGTTCGGGATGATCGCCTCGCCCAGCGGCATCGTGAACCCGATCACCGATCCCGCGCCCGCGTGCGTGTCCGGCATGATGGCCACCGGCCCCGTGAAGGCCGGGTGGTTGACCATGCCCGTGATCTGCGCGATGCAGCTGGCCTCAACCTGGTCCGCGTAGACCGTCGCCGTCGTGTACTTGCCCTCGATCGTAAACATCAGGCACCTCCGAAATCGTTCCAGTCGCCGCGCTCCAGCGCGAAGTGATCCACCGCGATGTGCACGTAGTTTTTCCCCGGCGGGCTGTTCTCCTCGCTCGCCCGGAACTCGAAGCGATCCGTCCCGTCCAGGATGACCTCGTAGGCGTGCCGGTCGACGCGCTCCACCCCTAACTCGCGCGCCAGACGTTCGAACTCGTCCGCTATGAAGCTCGCGTGCTCCCACGAGGCCCCGTAGATCAGGATCGGCAACTGCTCCGCGTTGTCCCGCATGGACAGCACATGCTCCAGCATCGCTCGCGTCTTTCCGGTCCCGCGCATCTACACCTCCTCGGCCGCGCATCGCACACGGTATCCTCGGGAAGTTTAACCGGTGCTGTTGCGTTTGTCAACTACCGTGTGGAGAGGCGGAACACGTTGCCGCCGCGCCAGGCCACCACCTCGTCGCCGCGCGCCGCCAGCCGCAGGTCCGACACGGCCGGGTCGCTGATCCGCTTCCCCTGCTGCGTGCCGCGCGCCGGGAACAGCGCGAGGTCGCCAGCTTCGTCGATCATGGCCACCACGCCCTTGGGCAGCGCCACGAAGTTGAGATCGCCGTGCCCCACGTTGCGATCCACCCAGCGCAGCTTGGCCGCGCTGCCGCCCACCTCGTACACGTAGCGATCCACGGTGCCCGCGCGTTCCGCCGCCACGATCAGCGCCGGTCCCTCGCAGCGCGCGCCGACCACACGAGCCCCGTCGAGGTCCGCCAGCCGCACCTGGTCGCTGCGCCCCGACGCCGGGAACAGGTTGGCGTACCAGGCCCCCAGGACGCTCTGCATCGCCACGCCCGGGTACAGCTGCGTCGCCAGCGGGGCCACGTTGGCCACCACCCGCGGAGCGCCTAGCAGTTTGCCGCCCGCCTCGAAGAACTCGATCTCGACCACGCTCTCCCCGCTGTGCACGTACACGCGCCCGTCAGTGATCGCCAGAGCCCGGCCTCGCAGCGTCAGCGCCACCTCCGCGCCCCCCTGCCGCAGGTCTCGCACGTGCACGTCCCCGCGATCCAGCCAGGCGTACAGGGGCACCCCGGCCGCCGTATGGGCCAGGTGTCCGCCCGCCTCCACCGGCACCTCGCGGTTGCGTCCCCCGTCCAGAACCCAGACCACGCGCCCGGTCGACCGGGAGATGATCGCGGCCTCCTCGCCGCCCCAGGCCACGTACTCCAGGATGTCGCCGGTGTGGGCCACGCGGAGCAGCGTCAGCGTCACCGCCGTCGCGCTGGCCACCGGCCGCGCCGTGCCCAGGGCCGTGCTGATCTGCGCATCCGCCGGGGGCACGCCTCTGAATCCGTCCTCGAACATGGCCTTGTACCAGGCCCGGTACGCGCCCGGGATCACGTCGAACGGCGGGACCATCTGCGGCACCGACACCGCGCGGTTGAACACCGACAGGTTGCCCCGCATGCGCTCCGGCAGGCCCCGCACGATCGGGTGCTTCCCCTTGTAGGGGTGGATGCCCACGAAGAGCTGGAAGGTCACGATGCCCCACGAGTACCAGTCCGATCCCACCGTCCAGTGCCCGCCCGCGCTCCAGTCCCGGACGCCCTCCATGAGCGCCGTGGCCGGGAAGTGCGGCGTCTGGTAGGAGTCCACGTCGATGAAGAACACCTCGCCGAAGTCGGGCGCCACCAGGAAGTTCATCTCGTTGGCGTCGACCACCAGGACGCCCGCCGCGTGCACCGCGCCCATGCTGCGCTGCATGCCCTGCACGATCCGCAGCACCGTGGCGCCATCCACGCCCTCGCGATCCCGGAACGCCCGCGTGAAGAGCTGGCAGAGCGGGTGCGCGTCCGCCACGCGCCGCATGCTGTAGCCCACCGCGTTCCCCTTGCCGTCGAGCAGGACCCGCCGGGGTCGCACGACGCTCTCGTCCGCGATGCCCGCCAGCTCCGCGATCTTGGCCTCCGGGATCATGCGCTCCGGCTTGAGGTACACCTTGAACGCCTCGTCTCCGTGCCCGAAAACTTGCCCTTCACCCCCCGCCGCGATGAAGTTGGCCTGCGTGAGGTTGACCTGGCCGCCGCCCCGGATCGCGTACTTCGTCATGTTCAATCCTCTCCGGGTTCCGGATCGGTCCAGCGTTCGCCTGTCCGAAATCTCTCCGCCTGTCTCTCGTTGAACGTGCGGATCAATCCAGGTCCCGGTTTACATTTCGGGCAGACGTCATCCTCTTGCGCGGGCCACTCCCCGCCGCACCCATTGCAGTGATCGATGATTTCGTCCTCCCCCTCCGACGCACACGTGTTCGCTTTCCGATCCACGAGTTGCCGCTGCAACCGCTCCTTCGCCGAACGCGTGGATGCCTCCGCCTTACGCCAGGCAATCGCCCACGCCAACCGGCTATCCCGCGCTCGAAGCGGACACGCATCCACGGACACTCCGGCGTAGAATGCCCTGCGTCCGGATTGGATCGCGTTCTCCCGTCTCTCTCGTTCGCTCATGACTTCTTCTCTGCCAACACGAGCATCCGGATGTCCACCAGCCGCCCCTTGACCGCCTCGTACAGGGCCGCGTCGAACTTTGGGACGTAGCAGCCCTCCGGCACGATCGGGTGCTTCTCCCCGCACGCCTTGTACCGGCAGGTGGACGCGCCCCGCTTCTTGAACGGATCGTAGCCTGGCCGCGGCACGTGGAACTCCTCGCCGTCGTAGGCGTCCACGAAGCCGTGCGCCCACAGGCACCCCTCCTCGACGCGCTCGAACTCGACCCCCACGAGGGGCAGCTTGAACGCGAACGGGCTGTCGTGCTCGGGGTCCGTGGCGCCCCGCCCCAGCCGCGCCGCCAGGACCCAGAGGCCCGGCCTGTGGTGGTTGTTCACGTCATACAGGCTGCCGCGCCCGACTCCGAACACCTCCAGGATCTCGAACCGCTTCGGGTCCGGGTTCCCGTACGGAGACGCGGGGGCCGAGACGGGCACCGGCGCCGATCGGACGCAGCCGCAGGACGAGTGGAAGAAGTTGAGGCCCATCAGTCGACCCGCATGGCGGATTCCAGCTCGCGCCGCTCCCGCGCCTCGTCGTCGCGCTCGTAGTCCCGCTCCTCCGGCTCATCGAAGAAGTGGCGCATCTCGCCGCCGCACGACGGGCAGCACCCGGGAGAGCGCGTCTTGTTGTTGAAGTCCTCGTACCCGCAACTCCGGCACGTGTGTGTCATGCACGCCATCAGATCCTCCTATCCGTTTGCTCCAGAGGCGGAGCTTCCCATGTGTCCTTCCAGGTCAAGGACCGAAGGTTCACATCGCAGTGGGAGCACCCGCCATCCAGGTGCTCCAGCATGACCGCGTCGTGCGGGCTCACGCCCGGGTTCTCCTTGTCGCAGCGCCCGCAAAGGAGGGAGCCGTTGTTCTCGCGCACGATCCGGGAGTGCCCGACCAGTCCGCAGATGATGCGGCGTCGCGTGGCGTCGTCGCTGATGAACAGAGCGGCCACCTTGATCTTCGCTTCCGCCTCGTTCAAGTCCTTTTTCGACATCACAATTCCCTACTGCGCGTGCAGCCGCGCCGCGCTCAGCACCCGCGTCAGCTCCACCACCAGCTCGCGATCGTTCCGCGGCGCTCCCTTGTCCCTGCGATCCTTTGCCCAGATCAGCTCCAGGGCCGCGTTGAGCGCCTCCACCCGGGCCTGCTCTCCTGCCCGCACCCGGTCCAGCTCGGCCAGCGCGGGGGCAACCTCGGCGCGCACCGCCGCGATCCTGGTCTCGGTCTCCAGGTCCCGCGACTTCAGCTGCGCCGCGAAGCGCTCGTCCGCCCTGGAGTCCACGGCCGCCAGGTTCTTCTTCATGGCCAGGACCTTTGCGCGCAGGGCCTCGACGTCCACCCGCTGCGCCCGCAGGGCCTCGTCCTTGACCCGCATGTCCCGCTCGACGATGGCCACGAGCAGGTCCGCGTTCGCCTTGTCCACCAGCTCCAGCGCCTGATCGCGGGCTGCCAGGTACTTCAGGCTGACGCCCTCCGCGTCGTGCCGCAGCTGCACCTCGCGCAGCAGCGCCCTCTCGTGCGCCGCCAGGCAGTCCGTGCACCCCGTTCCCGGGGAGTCCGCATCCGCCAGCGCCTTCGCGGTCGGCTCCGCCGCCGCGCTCGCCTGCTTCTGCTCGTCCATCAGAACTCCACCTCCTCGGGCATCCAGGCCCGTTCCGGCGCTGGCGACCAGGTGGCCGACTCCAGCGCGAACACCACGTCGTCGCGGCAGCTCATCATCTCCACCGCCAGCTTGTCCCATGCCCAGAGCAGCTCGTAGGCGCGCTCCACAGCTCCTTCGAGATTGGACCGCACCGCGGCCACCCCGCCCTCCGCACACACCGCCCGCGCCACCGCCGCGATCTGCCCATGGACCTGTCTCCACGTCCGCATGTCAGACCCCTCCGCGCAGATCTTTGGCCACCGCCCCCGCCATGTCCGCGACCTTCCCGAGCATGTCGCCCTTGATGAGCGCCATCTCGTTGTTCATGGCGCTGGAGCTGCACCGCCGGAAGCTGCCCGCCACCAGGAAGGCCACGCAGCGGTCGCGCAGCCGCGTGAGGATCGCCTCAACCGCCAGGTCGTCGGACCGAGTCGCAGCTTCTGCCAGCGCATCCGCGATCCCCCGCGCCTCGACCAGGACGACCCCGGCCCGCGCCAGCTGCTCGAACTTGTCGCCCTCGTCGAAGGTCAAAGCGCGCAGCCCGTCAGGACCCGCGTAGCTCGCCAGATCCTTCGCAGCTCGATCGAAGCGCTGCTGGTACCCGTCCACCCAGCGCCCCCAGGCGCCCACCGCATCCGCTGCCGCTTCGCCCCTGCGCCACCGGAGACCGTCCTCGTCCACCGCGACCTCGTAGCCAACGGCGGCCCCTATCTGCGCTGCCACATGGTCCGCGGCAGGCACGTAGACCTCGCACGGCCACGTGTAGCCCTCGTTGGTCGGACCCAGCGAGATCCGCAAGTTCGCCCGAATCACGCTGCCTCGGATCGCCCCGCGCAGGACAACCAGAGCCGCCGTCAAGGCCAGCAGCACCGGCTCCGGAGGAGCGCCCTCGTAGCCGATCGCGTTGATCAGGTCCTTGCGCGCCGCCAGCAGTTCATCCTGCCGCGCCGCCCGACGCTCCTCGTACAACTCCTTCTTGGTCTTCCGCGCCATGCTTCCCTCCTCCCGACATCACATCGGGGATCTGCTCAGGAGCTTAACCCTTTCGGTTCGTTTGTCAACCGCCGAATCGCCTAGCTGGCGCGCTTCACCTTCTTCGGGTCCTTCTTCTCCCTCCGGTGCTCCTTGGCCGTGAGGCGCGTCCACATGTACTCCGCGGCCTTCGTGTACTCGTCGCAGTGGAAGCAGTGCGCGTGCTTGTAGGCCTCGTCGGTCAGGGTCTCGTGCAGCCCCTGGACTTCGTAGACCATGATCCCGTCGTGGTTGCGCCCCTCCGAGAAGAGCATGGTCACCTGGCCGGTGACGTCGGCGTCGAAGCCCTCCCAGCCGTCGATCGCCTCGTTGTACTCCTCCCAGTGGAAGATCGTGAGCGCGAAGCCCTGCTCGCGGCCGTTGCTGTAGCAGCCCACGTGCGCCTCGCACTGCTCGCTGTACTTGTCCTCGAACGCCGCCAGGACCGCCGCCGCCTTCCGGAACGCCTTGCTGATAGCCATCGCACGCCTCCTCCCAGCATCCTGCCGGGCATCTTGTACCCCAATCATAAGCCCTGCTGTGCGTGTGTCAACCAGAAATCGACCAGCCCCGGACGGGGCGAACACGTGTGCGCTACCAGCCCATCTCGGCCACGGTGTTGGCGAGGATCTGGGCCAGCTGCGGGTCGATCCCGTAGCGCTTGACGTTGATCTCCAGGCTCTTGGCCATGGTCCCCGTGTCGTGGCGCTCACCCGCGGCGCGCCAGTCGGCGATCATCTCGACCAGGTCCAGGAGCGTCATGCCCGCGATCCCGTTCGGCCAATGCTCCGCGTGATGCCTGTTGTTCGCGTAGTGGTGGGCCAGCGCGGGCCCCAGATCCTTCAGCGCGTCCCGGTACGCCTGCGACCCGTACTCCAGGCCGTGCAGCTGGTCCGTGACGGCGTTGAACGCCTCGACCTCGGGGGACTGCGTCTTGGAGAGATCGTGCTCCGCGGCCCGCGCGTCGAGCAGCCAGGTCAGCTCGCCCATCAGGGCCTGCACGCGCGCGCGATGCCGAACCGTGTCGGGATGCGGGTCCATGATCAGATGAGCGAGGCCAGGATGCCCCGCCAAGCGGCGTCGAGGGCCTCGTACTCGTTGCCCCCGAACTCCTTGGGCGGCATCACCCCGCGGTCCCCGTACATGCCCATCAGCTCCGCCTTCACAGCCGCCTTCAGCTGCTTGAGCAGGGGGTCCAGCTGCGCCGCGTGGCGCTCCCCGAAGTCCTCACCGACGCCGCCGAGTTTCGACAACTCCTGCGCGGTCAGGTTGCTCTTCACCCCCTCCACCACCACCGCAGACGTCCCCGGCGCCATCACGTCTCCGATCCGCTCGATCAGGTGTCGCATCACTTCCCCTCCCGTATCTTCAGCACTTCCCGGATGTTCTTGGACCACCGAGTGTGGTCGGTCGCGATCTGGACCATGAGCGGGCCGATGCCCGCGTCGTTGATCTTGCCTTGCGTCTCCGCGAAGGTCTCCGCACCCGTCTTCTGCGAGGCCTTCAGCACGACCTTGGCCATGGCCTCCACCGCGTGCAGAACGGTCCGCGCAGCGGCTGCCACGTCGTCGTGCAGGTCGGCGTTCACGCCCTGCTGCGCGTCGAAGGACTGCGGCATGTAGGGCTTCTTGGCCTCCGCCGTCACGCTCCCCATCGCCCGATCCAGCCGCTCGTTCAGGTGTCCCATGATCTTCTCCTCACTTCGCCGTCAGGCCGTGCCCCAACATGGGCGGCAGGGCCTTTGCGAAGGCGCGCCGAAACGCGATGTACGCCCGATCCATCTCCCGCTCGAACGCAATGCCGGTGATGTCGGAGTGCGCCTGCTCCATCACCGCATCCTCGAACTCTTCCTGGATGGCTTCCCACGCCGCATCGGTCGCCTGCGCCAGACGCGCCGCGAACGGTTCTGCGATCTTCATCATCTCGCGCGCCGCACCGCCGCTGATCGGGACGCCCTCCTCCAGCCGCTCCAAGGTCTCCCGCATGACGATCCTCCCGCGCCTCAGCGCAGCATCTCCGCCTTCTCGCGGATGGCCTCGAAGTCCCGCCGCAGGTCGTCGGCCGCCTGCAACATGTGGGACCCGCCGCCGTCCCCGGCGTCGTCCTCCTCGGCCCAGCGATCTTCGATGTAGGCGTGCACCCCCGACATGAGGTCCCGCATCGCCGCCAGCTCGTCCTCGGTGCGGCGCTCGTCGGTGTGCAACGTCCGGTTGAGGATCGACGCCACCCTGCGGCGCAGCGTGGTGAAGGCGCCCTCGTCGGGCGACCGGCGCGGGATCGCCTCTTCAAGACTCCGCAACGTCTCGCGCATACCCACGCTCTCCTTGCGCAGCATCGGGGAGATGTCGCCCTGCGCCTTGCGCACCTGGTCCTTCTGCTCGGCCGCGTTCTTCGGTAGCTCGAAGAACCCCACGCTGTCGACCATGTGCCCGGCCCCGTTCGGCAGCACGATGATGTCGCCCACGCTCATGGAGCTGTGATGCAGACCGTTGGCCCGCACCAGCGCGTTGCCTGCTCCGTCGGGAGACCAGGACTCGCCCTGCATGATCCCGAAGATGCCGCCGAGGTTGGTCGCCTGGATCTTGCCCAGCAGGCGGTGCGTGCGGCTCTGCTCCACGACATGACCGATCGGCAGCGGGTGCCCCGTCTTGAGGGCGAGCGCCGGGCCGCGGGAGAAGATCTCCCAGCCCTTGTCGTTCATGTACCAGATCTCGGTCTTGCCCGGACGCAGGCCGTTGATGCCCGTGACCTCCGCCGCGTCGTTCAGGCTCTCGTAGCTCATGACGCCACCAGCCACACCGGCACCGCCACCGCAGGCGCTGTGCTCCCCGCCGTGCCCGGGCTGGTCACGCACGCGAACGAGAGGTTCGTGAACGCCCACCCCAGCGGCAGCGCGAACGTCTGGCGCTGGCTCGGCTTGGCCTGGATGATCAGGTCCGGGGCCGTGGTCCCGACGGCGGGCGCCGCGGCGTTGTAGATCTTCAGGTACGCCGACGTGCCCGCGTTCCCCGTGTTGTCCACCTCGCCGGTGTACAGCGTTCCGGCCGCCCCGGTGACGTCCGTGTCCGGCGTCGCGCCCGCGGCGGTCTCCTTGATCAGCTTGGTCCCGACGGGGGACACCTGGGTCGATACGCTCAGACTCATGACGCTCTCCTCTGTCTCCAGGCATCATGTTAATGCCTGCGTTACGTTTGTCAACCTACCGCCGCCGCATGGTCGCGATGACGTCCAGCGTCACCGGCACCCAGATCTCCCAGTGCTTGGCCAGCCAGTTCTCGCCGCGGTTCTCCTCCACCCACGCGTCCCCGAACGCGATCCGGTCGATGTCCACGTTCTCCACGATCCAGGCCCCGCGCTGCGTCCACCCCACGAGGCGCCAGACCAGCTCGTCGGGCACCAGGAGCCCCGCGAACGCCTGCTGGATGGCGCTGGTCCGCTCGTCGCACTCGGCACGCAGGGCCGCCGCCAGGGCGATCTTGCCCGTGTCGTCGTCGCACGGAATCTTCTCTGACATCGCCATGAAGAACTCGGTGATGGCGCCGTCGATGCTCAGA